TATAATTCAACAAACAAGCATATTCCTCCACTTGCGGCGGTCAGTGCGTTTACGAGCTTACCACCCCCCAACGGTGCGGCTTCGCCTAAGTGCCGATGACGGATAACTGAGGTCGGCTGCTCCTGGGCATGGGCAGTCGGTATAGCCCTGCTCGGTGGCTTGGCGTATGCGAAGGAACGTTTCGCCATATATGTCCACCAACTGAAGGAACGGGCGGTCGGTGGTGGAGTAGATGCGGTAGAGCGAGCCGTCGGGATAGCGGCCATACAGCTTGCCGTCCTTGCGGATAGTGCCGCGCTTGTAGTGAGGGTCAGTCATATTCAATCAATATACAGTGTGGACATTTGTAGTCGGTGGCTCTAAGGGCTGGAGAGTACCCCCCCATCCTCGCCATTCGAGCCGATGGCTAACTGGATGCACTGAAATCTTAATGTCTCTCATTATTTATTATATATCTACTCATCCGCTTCCACCACCTTCAACCCATACTTTGCGGCCGTTGCCTCACGTCGCGCTGACCGATGTGTCTCACTGTCGTAGCAGATGATGTGAGGGTCGCCTAATGGGTCGGCAAAGTAGTTGCAGCATTTTATCATGGCGTGCTTGTGGGAGGATGCGCTGTGCGATAGCGGATTGAGAGGGATGTGGAGGGAAGTCTGACGGTCGAGGTCGTATTTCTGACGCAGCCGTTCCTTGCGCCATAACTCCTTGCGTTGTTCGCTCTTCTTTTGCATCAATCGTTTGTACTTTCTTGGGTTGTTGGCTTTAAGCTGCTTCATCGGGTGGAAGCCTGCGGCTCGGAGTTGGCGCGTGGCTTCCATGCAAGCCTCGGAGGGTGCCTTTCCCCGGATGGAGGCATAATAGCCGTTGCGCTCGCAAATCTTCTTAATGTCTTTGGCATGCTGCTTGCGTATGGCCTTCATGTCCTTCTCAAGGCCCAATTCGCGCTTGAAGCGTTGCAGGGTTGAGAAGCTGATGCCAAACCACGTCATTATGCGGCGGTTGGAATTCTTGGGGAAGAGCTTGCAGAAACGCTCCTTCAATTCTCCTTCAAGGTAATACTCCTTCACGCCACTTTTCTCGTTCGGTCGCATGGGCACCTGCCACTTGGCCTTGCCGATGGGCTTGTTTGGAGTTTTAGTGTTGTTGAAACTCATTATACTTTCATTTCTGGACTAAATTTCATTATCTTGAGGGCGAGTTGTAGTTCGTGAACGTACTTTACATGACACAAGAGCGCATAGCCTGTCACGTTGTAATACTTTATGAATATTGCCCAACTGTATTTTTTTCGTTCTACAGCCAAATACCTGGCAAGGGAGCTGCCTGCTCTGGCATTAATTGGTCTTGTGAAGTACTTGCCCTCGACCTCTTCCTTAAAGTCATTATTGCGAAGTATTTCGGGCGTGACGGGTACGCCGTCGATGTTGTTGCACCATGTTCCCCATGGACCGTCGTCTTCGTCGTTGACAGCCTTCAGACTGACAACTCCCTTCTTGTCTTCATACTGTCGGTCGGGATGGATTTCGGTAACGATGCACAATGTGCCTTTCGGAAACGTGCAGTCTTTGTTAGTCTGCACAATGTCGCCTATTCTAAGGTCTTCTGCATTAATCATTGTCTGCCTCCTTTCCTTCATTCTTAAAGTATTCGCCGTATTGTTGCCACTTCTCTTCATGGACATTGCCAATGACCTCAAACTTCTCCATTTTCTCTCGCTCTACATCATCAAGAATGCCGTCTGAAATGCCGGCTACGGAAGAATTAGGGTTCTTGACCGTCACTGTGCCAAAGCAAGCTCCTTCCTCACAGTAATAAACTACGGCATGATAGTTGTCGCGCTCTTTGTCTCCATAACTATAAGGATATTCGTCTGATCGCAACACGTCGCCCTCATAAATCTCCTTGCCGTTCTTGTCGGTGAAGCCGGTGAACTGGCAGACGGTATCGGGGTGAACCTGATGACACTTCAGATTATCTATCTCATCTTGATTGACGATATAGTCGTAATGTTCTACATGAGTTACATGACCATCAATGCAAGAACGAACATGCCGATCCTTGCCCACATAATTGCCGTACACCCAACTGCCATCCTCAAACCAGATGCCTCTAAACTTAATTGTTCTCATTGTTCTCTATATTTTCGTTAATACTTACTTTGTTTCTCTCAAATCCTTCACAATCAAATCGGATAAATGATTGTCAAGTTCCTCCAAATCCTTCATCCACTTTTCTATATTTACCCTACATACAGACGGGTCGTATGCTGGAACTTCATGGTCGATTGCGTTTGTGGTTTTTGGTGGAGCGAATGGATTATTTATCAGTGAATAGCAGACAACATCCTCTCGCTTTTCCATATCGGCAATAGCATCGTCGATGGTGCCGAAGCGGCAGGCACAGACGTGCTCGGTGGTTAGATTTACGTAACACCATTTCTCTGTGGATCTGTCTTGGCAGAGCATTACGATACAGTCGGGACGGTTGCGACGGTTTACTTTGATATACATAAGCTAATTTATTAGTTCAAAATCATAAACAAACACATAAGGATTGCTTGCCCAAGTGCCTTTGCCGGAAATGCTGTCTATAAGAGAGGCGTATGCTTCCTGCGGTGTGCGAAACGAAGAGTTGACAAGACCGTGATACCAATACGTCGTACCTTCAAGCCCTACGTTTTCGTCACGCCAAATGCCTTCTTTCATGCAGTCTTCCTCACTGATGTCTTGCAGACGCTCTACGCGGATGTTGGTAATTCTAATAGCATGAGGCATTTTTTCTGCTCTTACGAACATCTTGTTCTTATATCCTTTAGATTGTAGAAATTCTTTTCTTAAATCCAAGTTGCCAAATTTTCTTAGTATCTCGGCATGAATATCTTTATACGATTGCGCAATGGCTATAGTTTCGCCGACTTTGTAACGTGAAGACGACAATGCGTAATCAAGCATCTGCTGAAGCGTATCTCCTTGGGCTTCGTAGAACCGTCTATTACATGATCTTTTCCAAGCACTAATGTCCTCATTTGACCACCCTTCGTAGGTCTCCAATCTTTGAAAAAACATTGTAGGATTTAGCATACGCCTTGTCTGCGTCTTCCTGCCTTCGAGTACGGCCTGCGTGAGTCCGTACTTGTCGTTGAACATAATCTTCTTCATACTCTATATTTTCGTTAATACATTATTTCTTCCTAATCTTCTCCATTTCCTCATTCTCCTTACTCAGTCGCTCTAAGTGTTCCAATACAAGCGAATACGACTGGTTGTTTACCTGGTCTTCGGTTAGCGAGGCGTATTTCTGCATGGTGGCGATGGTGGCTGTGTATATCTCAAGTGGGGTGGATGGCTGCTCCTTGCGATTGAGTTTCTGCACCTTGAACACATGAGGATAGCGGCGCGAGAGGGTGTGAGTCATGCCTGTCCACCAGAAGAGGATGGGTTGCCACTTGTGGTCGGGGAAGTGACGGAATACAGGGGCTTGGGTTTCGTACTGACGGGTGTCGTAATGGAAATCATGCACCTTGAGATTGGTATTTGGGTCTATGAAATCGATGCGACGGTTGAAGATGGTGGCGAGAAACATTGAGCGTGCCTGATCCATGCTGTCTGCCTGCTGCGCTATCTGCTCGGCTGTGAATCTGCCCTTCATCTGCTTCATCTTGACAAGGTTGTTGGAGAGCGAGATGTATTGCCCCATGAGGTCGGCGGCAAAACGGTACTGCTGCCATGAGAAGCCATCCATATCCTGCGCCGGACCCGCATAGTCGGTCTTGCGGCGAAACAGACCGCCCTTGTTGCGTAGGCGAATGGTGGGGTAGGGAAAGCGAGTGAGGTGAGCACCATGCTCCTGATCGAGCCAGTCGAGCAGTCCGGCACCAGCGGCAATATACTCAGCCGACTGGCGGTCGTCGGTCGTCGGCTTGGGCGACAGCCAATAGTTGATGTCACATAGATAGACGGGGAAGGTTTCGTCCTTCTGCTTCCTGCGACGGAAGAGAGGGTTGCGACGGCTCGGAGTGGATAGCCGGCAAACGTAGTGTTGCTCTTCAAGAGGCTTCGATTGGTCTATGCCTTCCACTATCTCCATGCCCGACAGGACAAAGAAGCATGCTATCTTGACATTGCGCATGTCGAAGGGATGATAGCGGTCGGCCCGCTCTATCTGCTCAAGCATGATGCGGGAGATGAGCTCCAGCTGCTCGGTGCTGCACTCGTTCCATGAACGGGGCAGCTGTAAATTGATTTTTCGTTGTGTCATAATTTTCGGGTTCATTTTTTGCCAACAAACACATCGTATATGATTAGTAACACTTTGATTTTTGCCGTTGCAAATTTAATATTTATAATTGATACAACCAACTCTTACTATTGATATTAACTTTTATTTCAATTCTTACCGTTGTTTCATCTGTAAATCTTTGCCAACGGATAACACGTACAACACGAAGTTTTTTTTGAGAGGAACCGCAGAAATCGCAGAAAAAACGCAGAAATAGTAGATTACAATAGCAACTATTATGTATAATAAAAATCCCTGCATCCATACCTTTTATATATAAAGTGTTGATGCAGGGATTGGTAGAATTAGAAAGTGTTTTTATGTGAGCGACTATTTTACGCTATCCTATGCCGTAGTTTGTTCTTCGTCACTTGTTCCGAATAAAGAAGAGTCGGCATCGGCGAGCGTTTCATTAGCGATATTGTCCTCGCTCTGTGCGTCAATATCGCTTACGCTTTTTTTGATGCCAGGAGAGAATCCCAGCCACCATCGGGTGCTGCAATTTCGTAGCGGCCATAGGTTGTAGGCTGGAGGGTTCCGCTCAGTTCAACCATACGGTCATCATCCGATTTCTTGCCAGTGTCTCCCTTGATGCCACCCGAAGCATACTCAAACTTGTGCTGGTCGTCATACACGATGATGCTCTTCTCGCCATCCTGTACGATATAGCCAAGGTCGAGGTTGTTCAGTCCGCGAGCCACTTCTGCCGACGCTGCGTTTACGCTCTCAAGCACATAGTCGAGCTGCTGCTTGAAACCTTTTCTGCGACCAAGAGACTCAAAAGTGTGTCCCTGGCTGCTCTCCTTGCACTCGAATTTGACGAGACCCTTGCCTGACTTGAACGACTCCGAGGTCAATGTAGTATAGACGTTCTTTTCTGCCTTCAAAGGAGCAGCGAGGTCGGCCTTGTTGAAAGCATACACATTGATGCCAAGACCACCAAAGTTCTCCGAACATTCGTTAGCGGCGAGAATATCCTTAATCTCTGGACATGTTGCTTGTACTGCCATATTCTTATAAGTTTTTGTGTTGTTGAATGTGTTGTTAAAAAAAATGGGCGACGGGTTAGCATGTTCCGTCAGGTCAGCCGCGACCGTCGCCCTTGAAAATATAGAGTGAAAGAAACCCCCTTGGGGATTAGCCGTTCTTCTTGAAGAAGGCTGTCAGACCCATGTTCATGCCGGTGGCAGTGAGCTGAATCTTCTTGGCGGTAGAACCGTTGCTCCAGCTTACGAACTTGTAGTTTGTGCCATCGGTAGCCTCGATAGAGAGAATCTGATTTACAGATGTCTCAACAGGCTTATCGTAAAGCGTGTTGTTCACCTTTACAGTACCGTCGATGGTTCCTTCGTCAGTAGCTTTGGCCTTTGCAAGAGTAATCACGAGGTTGGTGTTGTCGTAATCGCCTGCAAGGTATTCGGTAGAAGCGAGGTTGCCGTCCGACATACAGAAAGCATACTTGAACGGGTTCTTGATACCTGCCCCCTGAAGTGACTGAAGCTGGAACTGGATGTCTCGCATGTCGTCATCGGTGCCAACCTTCACGCCGACATAAGTCTGGTTGTTGAGTGTGTCAACACCATAAACAAAGTTCTTGTCAACGGTAGCGTACATGCGGTCGCCCTCACCAAAATCTGCAACAGGACAGAGAGTAACGCGAGACAGTCCGGGAAGCTTGAAGTTGCCGCCTACCTCATAGTCAACCTTGAAGTTGCCATGGAACTTGTTGGCATAGCCGGCTGCAATGTACTGTGCTGTGAGCTCACTCATATATACACGAGTGTTGGCCTTGCGCAGACGAGCGTCCCACTTCATGTGCCATGCCAAGAAGTTGTCGTAAGGTGTTGAGTCGTTGTTGTTAACAGGAGCTGCGATAGCCTCGCAAGGAACGAGGTTGCCATTTGCCTCTGAGATGATACCATCCTCGATGTCGTGCTTTACGCAAGTGTGGAAACCATCGTAGAGGGCCATTGCCTGATCGTGGGCAGGTACGGAATCGCCACCCTTGTCGAGGTCGATGTCGCCATTCCACAGACATGCTGTAAGGTTGTCGGCGTAGTTGCGAAGAACAGCCTCAGTTGCTGCTGTAGAAAGTGGGTACTGACCCAGTGCGTCGGTGCCGAACACTGTCTCGCAGTATTTGTCGATGTTGTCTGTGAAGTGATCCCACGCGAGCTTCACGGTAAGTGTACGCTCCTTGAGGAATCCTGCCTCGCTGTTTACCTTTGTGTGAACGTCCTTACGACGGGTTGTTCCACCCTTGCGGAGAAGGATGTGGAAAGTGCGCTTGAACTGAACACCGGTTACGATGTCGATACCAAGGCGGTCCATCTCTGCTGCGTCGGTGTAACCAGGACCCATGAGGATTTCCTTGCTCACCTGCTCGGCTACATGCTGAAGAGCATCGGTGCCGATAAAATCTTTTGGAAGTGTTGCCATAATTGTTGTGTTTTTGTGTTGTTGTTAAATCTTTTTTGTTGTTTGTGTTGGTTGAGTGCTTAGGTTACTCCTCGCCACGCTTGAAACGCTCGAAAGCTGCCTTGCGCTCAACATTGGTCTTGTACTTGCTTGGGTCGAACGAGCGCAACTGAGGAGTCTTCACTCCCTCGCCATTGTTCTCAGGAGCCTCGCCGCTGTTCAGCTCTTCGCCAGCCTCGTTTGTGAGGGCAGCAATCTGAGCCTGCTTGTCGGCAATGGTCTGCTCTGCGGTAGCAAGCGCGTCCTTAGTGGTCTGCAGGTTTGCCTCGGTCTCAGTCTTAGCTGCTGTGAGCTTGGCAATCTCCTTGTCTTTTGCCTCGGTGAGAGCATTCAGCTCGTCATCCTTTTTGGCAAGAGCATCGGCGTGCTGCGCATTAAGGTCGCTGAGTTCTTTACTGTGAGCCTCGTTAGCCTGGGCGAGTGCGGTCTCCGCGACTTCCTTTGCTTCGTTGGCTGCGGTTACTTGTGCGGAGAGTTCATCAACCTTGCCCTGCAATTCTGCGAGAGCGGTCTCCGCTGCTGTGGCTTTCTGCTCGGCATCAGCCACCTTCTGCTCGGCCTCCTTCATGTGGGCTTCGAGATTATCAAGAAGCGAGGCGTTCATATACGCGCCCTCTTCCGTAACGGCAATCTCGCCAGCCTGCAATCCGCAAGCGTTGCAAATAAGAGGATAATTCTCCATATTTATATTTGTGTTTGTGTTGGTCGCGTCAAAAGATACACTGGCTTGGGTGGTCTCCTCGGAAAGCAGACGCATGACTATCTCATCAATAGTTGACTGTCCGTCGTTGAGTATGCCTTCAACATCCTTTGCATCGAAGATGGCTCCATGAAGATGCTCGTCGGTGACATTCGGGCGATGGGCCTTCACGTCGGCCATAAACTCAGTACAGGTCTCGTCGAGGTCTTTCTGCACTTCCTCATAATCACCCTTGGCGGCATCACGATACCATTGGTTCTTTTCGTAACTCTGTGTGGCGTAAAGTTCATTCCAAGTCTCGTTGGTATAGGCGTTTTTCTCGCCAGACAACATGGTGTAGAAACCTGCCATCACGCCGATAGAACCAAAACCGTCCTTCACGTTCATATAGTAAATCTCGTCGCAAAGCACAGCCAGATACATGGCACCCGAATAGCACATGCCATCAACAAAGGCAATCACCTTCTTGCCCTTGGAGTGGGCATAGTCGATGGCATACTTATAATCGGGAATAGCTGCCGCAGAACCGCCAGCTGAGTTGATATAAGCAATGATGCCATTACATTCCTCACGGTCGGATGCCCGCATAACCATGTTGCGGAAGTCGATAGATCCGTAAGAGCAAGCATCACCATTGCGTGTGATAGGTCCGCACACCGGAATGATGGCCACGAATCTTTCTTCTTCTACCTTGCCCGGTCCACATCCTGCATCATCATCTTCGTCTGACGACATAGAAAAACGAACCTTCTCGCCATTAGCATTCATGCTGACAGCATAAGCCTGGTGCTTTGCTATCTGCTCCGCTGAGAGGACGACATGTCCGGCAATGTTCTCCTGCATGGCCATGCGGATGGCATTGAGGATAGGCGGGTGCATCATCCATTCTTTTGTGGAGGAAACCTCAAGAAGTGTTGTTATCATCTGAAAAAATGTTTGTGTTGTGTTATCCTGAAAATCAATCTTTTTACCGACTGACTATGTTGCGGAGGAAGGGATCGAACCTTCGGCCTCTTGGTTATGAGCCAAGTGAGCTGCCAACTGCTACCACTCCGCTGTGTTATCCGTATGCAAAATTAAACACCGTGTTTTTTAACATTAGGACAAAAAAAGGCCGCTATCCTCACGAATAGCGGCTCTAACAATATAATATAATGTATAAGAAAAATGGTTGGAATAGCTTTATTCTCGAAGCGTGATAGGTATCGGCTCCGACAGGGCTTGCGTGGTGGCTGTGAAGGTTCGCGCCAGCTCTGCCTGACTATTGTCAGTGCTGCCACCAATGCCGAATGTGTTGGGCAAGGTGTGGCACAACAGCAGTGAACCATCCATCTTGCGCAATACCACAAGATACTCCTTATCACGCATATTTCGATACGCTTCAGCCACGTTTTCGCCACCATTTGCCACATTTGCACTAATATTATAGGTATATATAGTGCCATTGCCCTGTCTGGCGAGCGTCATCTTCACTGTAAGATTCTCTACAATAATGTAGTTCTCTCCACTCGTAGCCAAACGCAATGTCGGCTCGTCGGGCAAACTACAATTATTGATATATAACACTTGTGCCATGTTGAACGGCACGGGGATAACACACTCTTCCCTTGGATAAAACATTACGTCGGTAATGCCTTCAAGGAACAATTCTTTGCATTTATTGGATAGTTGCATATTTGTACACCTAAAATGGTTATTTTTTAAATTATTTTAAACTTCAATTTAACCCTTGTTTACATTGTTCTAATCATCGAATAATACATCGTCCACGAAGTAAACCTTCTCGCTGTCATCTATGTACTGCATGTCAGCACATGAATAGGCTTTGAAATTGCTATTATCCGAGTTTAGCCATCGGTTGATAATGCGACGCAGGGTGTCTTTTTCATTCTCGTTCTGGTCTATTCCATAGCGCATCAGGAAACGCTCAAGCATAGCTGTTTGACGACGGCAAATGATGCGCTTATTGGATGTGCAATAGTCGAATGTGGCTAAGGCCCATTCTACGACACTACGCTTAAAATCGTCGTTCAGCATGATAAGCAACTGACGGATGCCGCGCGTACTCAGATTCCATGTCGGCGTGACCTGGCGAACCACGTCAATCACCTCTACCTCCGAAGGCAGCTTTATACACAAATAGTCTTCTTTGTCACTTTTAGAGTATTCCTGTATTCCATAGAGCCGTTGTACCTCGTCAAAAGACAGGTATTCATGCGAATCGCGCTTTGTAACAATCTCGCCGCCATTGGGGTGCTTACCTTGCATCATGTTACGCCATTGTTGATGTGAGAAGCATTGCAAATTCACCTTTTGTGCAACGGCAGGAATGTTGGTTACATACTTGCGCAGTACGAAGTGGTGAGGCATGTAGGGGCTAAACACCAACGGCTCGTCCTTGGCAAGCGTGTGCTTCGGGTCGCGGTGCCGGAAAAACTGGCATCTGCTGGTAGGTAGGCGAAGGTAAATATTAGGCATAACGGTTATCGTTTTGGTTTGGGCCGTTTGTAATGCCGCATGATTAAATCAGTGGCATTGAAACTGTATCGCAACTCAACATCGGTCGTTTTGTTGGATTTCATCTTTTCGGTCACATTTCTTAGCTTCTCAATGTCACTATCAATCAGACGGAGGCTGAGAGCTTTGAAGTCAATATAGCAACCTCCCGACTCGGTGTGCGCGATAAGACTCATGTCGAACTTGTCATTACGGCCAAAGAACTGATGAAGACCTTCCACGAGGTCATCTTCGGTGTAAACGGGTGCAGCCGGATGCAGTTTGCGATACTTTTCGGTGTATGTCTTCAGTCGCTTCTCCAGATAATCATTGATGGAGTCGGAGTAGTCGAAGTAGAGCTGCGCTTCGGGAGAATCGAAATCATCACGTCTGGCAGTCTTAAAGAATCCGCGCAGTTGGGTAAGCACGTGGCTAACACCGTCAAACTGACCAAACTCAACAGTATCTCCAAACACTTGCCGCATCTCGCACTTCACGTCAGTAACGACGCTCTCAAGCATATCGGCAAGGAATGTAACCTTATCCAGATTTGCTGCCATACGGCTAACACGCTCACGCATACCATCCTTTCTGTAGTCAACATAATACTTCAGAAGGGTGTCAAACGAAAGGAAATCATTGCTCACCTCTGAATGCAGATTGGTCTGCACGATGGAGGCATACATGATGTCAGCCAGTTTTCGATCATGCTGCTGGATGGTGCGCACAATATTAGCCATCTCACTTGTGCCGGGACGCATGCGGTCAGCCGACTTGACGAGTCGGTTGCGCTTCTCCACAGCATCGTTAAAGTCGGGATTATGAAAGAGCACATCGAGAGTTTCGGCATACTTGCTTACAGGCACATCCTTGAAATTAAAAGTGTAAATAGTAGGCTGGTTGCGCACAACTTGCTCACGTGTTAGGGTAGGTTTAGATTTAGCCATAAATTTGTCTATTTATCATAAGGTGCATTATTGAAATAAAACTAACGCTCGTCGCCATCACCGGCAATGACATTTCGCTGCTTGCGGGATGCGAGTTTTGCAAGGTTCTCTTCTGCCACTTCTTCGAGCGTAACGCCCATAACTTTTGCCAGTCCGGCAGTCTGCCAGAGAATATCGCCGATTTCAGAAAGCATCAGATGGCGTTCCTCGTCGCTGACATTCCATACCTGTGTATGCAGGATTTTGCCTTCCTCGTCGCGTTGTGTTGTGGTTATATGCAACTTTCCCTTACGCATGTGCTTTCCGGCCTTGCTTGCAAACTCGCCGACCTCGCCTACGAGATTAGCAAGCATATAGAAAAGATTGCCACTCTCAGGCATACAAGTGCTCATAGCCTTGTCCTGATATTCATTTAAAGTTAAATTTGCCATGATATATATATGTTTATATTAATGATTAAATTTCAAACTCCTCACAATAATGGCGCATACGCTCAATGATGATGTTGCGTATCTTCTCGCCGATAACCTTGGCATTGGGATGCGGTGTGCCTGTCGTGCCATGATAGCGAAGGTCAAGGATGTGGCTCCATTCGGAAAGCGTGTAGGTATATGCTACTACGGTATAGGTATCGAGAGGCAGAATCCCTCGTGCGTCCTGCGGCATCAAACCGGACTTCAGAAGTCGGCTGTAGCCCCACTCGCATACCCGGCATACAAGTCCGTACACCATACGCTGCCATCGGGTGCCGCCATCATACCAATGCGGACGCACTATCTGCACACCACCCTTCTTCTCCAGATTGCAATAGCGTGTGCTCTGCTCGGCTATGCTGTTTGGGGATGTGCGGTTGAGCTCACGTGATGTGCTTATCTGCGTGGTCACTACCATCGTCATGCGGATAAGGGTAAACGCTTCCTCGCACTCATACTTCTGTGCCTTCTCGATAAACTCGTCTTCGCTCACATCATACTGACTAAGAGCGTCCATCATGTTCTTGTGCTCAAGCAAAAACTGCATATTGGTGCTGATCCACACCTTATGGTTCTTGGTAGCGTAGTCGATGTAAGGCGAAGCATTCAGGTATGCCCAGATGTAGTTAGGAAATCCCTTTTCGTTAGGCAAAAAGAAATAGCATGTGCCATGTCGGTACATCGAGCGATGCCCACTTTCCCAGAAGCCTTTACAGCGTTCCTCGTCGCGCTTCTGAATGAAGGCTTCCACTTCCTCTTCGGTCATTCCTTTTCCGGGCTGCTTTCCTTTCGCCTTGTAGCATATTCTGCCCACTCTTGCTATATGTCGTATAAGAGAGGTCTGCTGCCACCATTCTACTTGTGGTTCGGTAAATTTCATCGCTTATGAATTTTAGCTTATTATTCAAAAGATAATACATTTCATCATCTCGCTGCTTACTAAATCATGTATCTCACTCGCTGCACCTCGTCACGCAATTCACTTAACGAACCGTTGTTGAAGATGACTGCGTTATAAAATGCCAATGGCAATAGTTTACGCTGCTTGTCGCGGTCCATGCGCTCCTGCGACACACCTCGGTATAGTCGGGTGCTTTCTCTTGCAGACACGCATATCTTGAACAGCTCGATGTCAGGGAATTTCTTGCACAAGGCTTTCAGCCCGTCCTCGTCAATGACATAAATATCCTTATCCGTCACCTGGTCGATAGTGACCCAATACTCATAGCCACCATACTGTGTGTATGCCAGCATCTTGTCGTGTGGTATGTTGCATTTCTCCACAAAATGATGCTCCACACCGTCAATCTCACCTTCACGTTTCGGACGTGTGGTATAAGAACACAACACTTTATAGCCGCCCATTTCAGACAGCATCCGAGCCACAGTATCTTTTCCTGCACCACTCGGACCAGTAATTGTTATTAGTTTCATATCAATCTTCTTTATATTCACTTAAAATAGCATTGCCACAGGTTATTCTATCTTCATCTTCTTCCACTGATGGGATAAAAACAATCACATCCCAACCTGCCTTGACAAGCGGTTGTTCAAACTGCTTATAAACATCGTATGTGTAATATCCGCCATCTGTCAGAATTCCATTACTTATGGCTTCTCTTGTCTCATGGATAGGAGTTATCTTTACAATAAATTTTTCCTTGTCGAAAAGTTCATTCAAAACAGCAGGATCTAATATTGTGTCTTTAGTGACAGGAAAATTCAATGTATATTTCCTTCCTATAGGCATAGGTAAATCACGGCAAATCTCTGAAATTTCCTGCAAAGATAAAGATCGTCCACGAAACAAATCGTTACGTTGGTATTCATCTGTAGAGTTTATAGACAACTGTAATCCGGCTTCACCTCTAAACTCGTAATTCTTAACTTGACAAAACTCAGTAATAATACGCTTTAAAGTCTTGCTGCCTAAAGTACGCGGAAGCATAGTCGTAAATACTGGATGAATGACATCTGCATCCATGAACACGCTAACATCATCCTTGAGATAACAGAGCAAATACATCTTGATGTTATTCCAGTTGAACGACGGTTCGCCCATACGAGCCAGATGAAGATTAAAACGCTTAGTATGCTGACATCCTGAACGAACGATAGCCGACATTACCTCTGCTCGCAGGTCGCTAACATAAGCATTGCCGTGGAAGCCGACTTTAGGACAATCGCAGAACTTGCATTTCATTGGGCATCCTTTTTGAGTAGAGATAGTAACAACCATCTTGTCTTCAAGGTCAACCTTCTTGTGAATTACACCATTAATCTCCTTGGTCAAGCCAAGAAAGTCGGCCTTGATGTTAGCCTCCTTCCCATAGTCGCCAACATACAGATACTCAAGACAATTCTTGGTATCACTAAAAATCGCTCCAGTACGAGTTTTAAATTCTTTAATCATAATAGAATATATTTCGTTTTTAATTTGAATTTTAACGTTTGAGTAATCAACATAGAATCATAAGACCACCGTAAGACCACCGTAAGACCACCGTAAGACATCCGTAAAAGACGCATAAGCCTCATTTTTGCGAAAATCGGTGCGTTTTATATCTCATTTTTGTCTGAATTTTAACATTTGAATAATCAGCAAAGAATCAGTAAACATGAAGTAAGGACGCGTAAAGGACGCATAGGCTTCGCTTTTCCCGAAAATCGGGGCGTTTTTGCCGTTTTTTGAGTTTTCGGTTTAACACTTGTGAAAAAGTGTTTGTAATCAAATTTTAAGTTCTTCATCCGTATATCTCCAACAAATCATCCCTCGTCAATGTAATGTTTTTATCCTTGCACTGCTTGAAGAAGAAATTTATTGTATTTGAGTATTGAGCGAACGACGGCCACCTCTTAGCGAAGTCGCTCTCATGATGTCCGCAAGTAGAATCTGCCGGACGGAACCGCGATACACGCTTCCAGAAGTCGTAACCTTCCTGGCCTACCAGGTGATAGAGAGACATTCCGCAATACACCCACTCTATATACCCACCTTCCGTTCCTGACATCAAATCCACATGCTGCTGCTCTACCTTCTCGACAAGTCGTTTCACCTTACGGTAAATTATTTCGGGGGTGTCATTATGCCAATCACCAATGACAACACCATTCTTCGCTGAAGATTCATGGCGAGTTTCCGCATAAGATGAATGATGTGAGCGAGCCAAAGGCAGAGGCATTACCACTTGGTCGTTCAGTCCCGTATAGGCAGTCGCCTTCTCATTTATATATATATGCTCAGGCTCATCCCATGACGCGAAGCGCACACGACCGATGTTGCTGCACGACCCATCGAGCGCAATGCCACAAGCAGCATAATCCTTCATCAAGGCCTTGAACTGGTCTTTATGCCTATCTGGATAAGCCAAGCGCACCAGTCCGAAATATCCGCTGCCGGAGCATGAGCGCATCAGCAAGGCTATCTCCGGGCGAAAACGGCAGATCATGCGCACATTATCAAAATTGCTCATCTGCATGTTGTCTGCCAAGTCTATATCAATGGCGAGCCAGCCGGTGTGTTGCTTCAGGTGGGTTTCTCGGCGCGACACTGGAGCCATAAACTTCGACCCATCCCTGCGTACGCACTCATCGTCGTAGATGCTGAACAAGCCACTCAGCGTAGCTCCAGGCAGTTGCTTCTTGGTGTCGATGTACTCCTGCATCTTCTTTGCCTTACTGCCATATTCCTGGCGCATGGCGCGAAGGTGCTGCACATAGGGCTTCCATCTATCCGTAAGACAGAACTCGCGGATGGTCATCTGCTGAATGCACTCGCCCGTTTCACGGTCAACATACCGACCTACATTGTCGAGCGCATCAGAATATATGGAGCATATCTCGTCAAACATATCGTATATTATTAGTGATACTTGTATTTAACCGTTGCAAATTTAATAATTATAATTGATATGACCAACTCTTACTATTGATATTAACTTTTATTTTCATTACTTTCAATTCTTACCGTTGTCTTTACTGTAAAATCCCAAAGTTCAGTTTTGGACATTACAGCCTCCAAAAATCCATTTTTTAGGTCTTGCGTCCATTTTTCCGGGAAAACACTGAAAAATGAAAAGTTCGTAATTTTGAAAAACGCATCTGCTGTCCACCCGGAATCTACCCTGTGACCCCCTAATGAATATTTCAAAAAGTGATTTAACTTTCTGATTTTCCACTACTTATCTATTAAGAGTTTAAAAATGGGGTAATTTTTTATATACCTATACGAGCGCAAAGAACAAAAAATATATAAAGAATAGTAGAAATAAGGCATTTTATACGCATTTTCTCTCATTTCAGTTGCCTTTCTTATCCATGCAACTTACTAAATGTCAATTATTTACGCCATAGGCGTTAATGCTACTAACTACATCGTTAAGGTCGGGGAGTTTTGAAAATGGGTAAGAAAGAAAATTGGCGAAAAATATATATAGTAGTAGTGATTTTCAGTGGATTTTTGGACTTTTAATAAGTGTACCATACCTAATGTCCATGATTATTAAGCAGTTATAAGAGTTCGTATGTTTTGGACTCAGGGGACAGAAGTTTATTCATAAACATGTGCGGAACAGAAACTAAAATCCGTAAAATCCGATGATGAGGAAAACCACAGAATACGCAGAACTCGCAGAAATAAGAGATTACAACAGTAACTGTCATATATAATTTTCGCGCCTTTTCTGCGTTGTCTGCGGTTCAATAAACAACAGAAGACACAAAATACACAGAAAAATCCGTAAAATCCGTTTCATCCGATGTTAGAAAAAAAAACAACAAACGACACTAATGTCACTAATGATTCGTGAAATTCGTGTCATTCGTTGTTACAAGAAAAGTTTACGGAGAGCTATTTGTTCTTCATGAACTGGTTGGCCTTTGTCATGCTGTCATAGAGCTTGCCGTGGCCATACATATCAATCTTTGCCTCGATAGGTTGCTCCAGACGCTGCAGGAGTGTTTCTACGGCTTGCAGGAGGGCGATATTGGTGCTTGTTGATATAGACACCATTTCGTCTGTTGCGGTCGTTCCTGCGGCGATTGTGGGGCTTGCTTCGGCGATATTGCCAGCATCGTAGGCTCGGCGACCCGAATAGTTGCGGTCGTAATTGACGAGAGCCTTCAACAGTTGCGGATTGTTCATCATCATGGCTTGCGTGGTCTCGCGACCAATCACCAACTCGGGACCGTTCTCGGCCACTAAGGATGGTTGTCCGTTGATGGTGGTGGCGGTGGGTTGTGTGAGGAGAGACACGCCGTTATGCGGCTTATTGTCCTCGGTAGCCCAATAAAGACTGCCATCATTGCCGACAAACGGACGGAGGTCTTGAACGTTACCCGAGTCGTAGGTGAGCATACCGGAAACAACCCTGGTATTACTCTTGGTATTGGTGTTGGTGTTTGCCTTATCGCCGCCGCCTATCTTGCTGATAGCGAAATTGAGCAAGCCCATGAGAATCGACATCATTGCACCATAAGCAATCGGTCCGGCAATAGGACCAAGAGTGCTGACGCACCATCCGAAGATACCTGCCGAGCGAAGAGCTGCCATTACTTGCTGGTGAATACCTTCGAGCTGTTCCTCGGTCAAATTGGTTGCTTGCTGCGCACCTATCATTGCTGTACCATTGGCAACCTGTGCTTGGAGTTGTGCTTGCGCAAACGCCTGCTGCATGAGAAGCAACTGTGTATAGTGAGCGGTGGTTTGCGCACGGTCTATTTGCTGCTGGCTAATCATCTGAAGGGTGTTGGTGGCAAACGATTTTATCATCTGCTTTAAGGCTGTCTTCAAAGCCTTGCGTCCTTCGGATGCGTTCTCGGTCATCGTGGCAAAGGCTTCACCTACCGACTCACCAAAGGTTTGTAGCGGTCCCATGAAAGTGAGAAGCGAGTTGTACTGCTCAAACATATCTCCCGTGAGCTTCTTGGCATAGTTAGCCTGCTCCGACATGATGCCCTTGCGAGCATCGGCAAGTTGCTGCTCGGTAGCGTTGTGCTCTTCGAGGAACGCGTAATACTGCTGAGCAAACGCCATACGAGCCTTCAGAAGTTCAAGTTCGGGGTCTGTAGCTGACACCGACTCCATACCCATACGCTGACCGGCATTGCGATAACTGCCCTTGATGGAAGCCTCCTGTTCCATTCCTGGTAGCTTATTTTGGTAATCTTTATAGAAACCGGTCTTAGACCACCCATATTCATTCAATTTCTTGCGCCTGTCATCGCCCTTCTTGCTTGCAGCTTCATACTCATCATTGTATTGGATGAGCTTCTCGTAGAAGGTTTGCCATTCCTTTGCGTCATTGCCAAGCACTTCTGCTATGCGCTTTGCCATTCCGTCAGGATCATCGCCAAAGAGCGTTTTCATCAGCAACCCCCTACCCTCTTCGGTAGATACATCGGCGGCAAAGACTGTAGTGATTTCCTCTCGGGCCTTCTCAAACATAGAAATGATGTTTGCCTTACGCTTGTCGAAAGCCGCCTTGTCCTTCACCTCTGCATCAGTGGGGTTGGCATAGCCGAGAAGATTGAATGTATCGTATGCGCTTTGCTGTACTACACCCGTATAGTCATGCTCCTGGATAGCCTTGCGACGAGCCTCCTGCTGCTGCGTTTCGAGCTTTAGATTAGACTGTGCGTTCTTTGTAGCTTTGGCAAAGACTTCGGCAAGGATTGAATTGAGAGGGCGATTCAGGCTGTTGCCCAATTCATTCAACTTTTTACGGAGTGCGTCGATATTGTTTGACGTAATACCTTTAAGCAAACCTTCAGAGAGATTCACTCCTGTTTCATCGGTTTGCTCGATAAGGTCGTCCTTCATCGTTAGCTTGAACTGCTCCCATGTGTTAGCCTGTCCTGCGATAGCAAGGCGGACCTGTTCAAGAGCCTCGTTCATGCGTCGTTTCACTGGTTCTACAAACAAGTCCTGCTCGGTCTTATCCATACCCAAGCCAATAGCCTCCTGCATCTTGGCGTTTATCTGGCGTTCATAGAAGTTGCGCACGTTATCCATGATAGCGTTCGCCTCGTCCTGTTTCTGCTTCAGTTCCTCACGCCAAGCACGCTCACGATCACGCTTGTCCCGTTTTTCCTGTGCGATAGCGTCCCTGTCGGGAGCGTTGTTTTCGAGAGTACCGGGAGTTTCATCGGGGTAAGGGGTATAATCTTCGGGAACAAAGTTTTCGTATGCCTTGTCTATCTCTTTTTCCTTGTTTGTTCTCCTATTTGTGGCAGCTGTGTACCAACGGGATGCGGAAAGAAGTCTTCTTAGCTTGAACGGCATCTGTTTGTCATTTGTAACAGGGCTGATTTTCTTGCCATCATATCCCACTCGATACATAAAACCGTTTTCGTCGATTTTCCAATCAAAACCATCAAGCAATCCAGATTTACCCTTTGGCATTTTGCTTACCAAATATCGGAATACCGCATTACCATTAGCACCTTTGCTAACCCATCGGTCAATGTCTTGGAAAGTCACACCGAGTTTGTCTATACCCAATGCTCTTACATTCGCCATCAAGTTATTAGCGGCGGAATTTCGGTCGGCATCAAACTTTGGTAAAGCCTGTTGCTTGGCTTCCTCTCGCATACGATAATAGGTAGCCCTTTGAGCTTCCTGAGCTAACTCGGCATAATGGTCGCGCAAATCCTTGACGCTCTTAATCTCGATGCCGAGATTAGAGATATACGAACGGAAATCCTTGTTAAACCTCGATATGAGACCTTGACGTTCCTTTTGCGAAAGGTTCGACTCGTTCATCATACGCTTATAGTTTTCAAGCTTCTTGTTTAGATTTGCTGTCTCCACAGCTGCCTGTCCAAGAGTATCTTTCCATGCGTTTGCCTGCCTCTCAGCTTCCTTTGCTGCTTCAGCCGCTTCTTTGGCTCGCTGTGCATAGCCATATACAGCTCCTGCAACAGCGATAACGACGCTTGCGAGAGTTATCCAAGGGTTGAGCTTCATTGTTTTATTCAACGTGGCTTGTGCTGCATTGGCTGTGAAAAGAGCTCTTACATATTGATATATGCTCTTTACCGCTACTCCAAACGCAGCTCCGTATTGCCGCAAAAGTATAAAACCGGAATAAAGACCTTGTGAGGCTATGTAGCCTATGATAACTGGCAATAATGTTGCAACAGCCCTCAATGCCCACAACACAGACTGTAAAGCGATTAGCAATGTGCCTTTAAGTATCGGGCTGCTTGTCATCGTCTTCGACATTTCGTACCACCATTCTGCCATACCCTTTACGGCATCCACGCCATCAGGATTGACAAATGCCTTCTCCCAAAGGTTATTGGCTCTTTCAAGAATACCGATGGCACTCTGCTGCTGCATCTCATACTCATTGGTAACGGCAGTGGCTTCACGGAACGCCTCTTCCGACTCATAGAGATGGTCTTTGAGCATATCCACGTTCTTAGCCATAGTAACCATAGCGGTAACGAGACGTTGACCATCTGAGCCGAGGTCTTTAAATATGCTACCAAGAGCATTCATATTACCCTTGTCGCGCATTTTCTCAAAAACGAGAACCATCGCATCCATTGCGTGACCCGACGCATAGAGGTTTTTGATGGTCTCGTCGGGTATGCCAAGCTCCTTGGCAATAAGATTGTGGTTTTTCTGTAAGGCTGTGATAAATTTACCAAAGGCTGTAGAGGCCACCTCGGGCATTAGCATCATCGAAGAACTTGCGGAACCAAGGGCAAGCAGCTGGTCGGTTGTGATACCCGCTGTACGGGCTACGCCGGTAAGCCTTTTTGAAAATTCTACAATGTCGTTTGATGTGGCCGTGCTCGTGGTGGAAAGTTTGAACATGGCAGAACCAGTGGCATCCATCGCCTTCTCGATACCCATCTTCGGGATAAGACCCATCACTTCCACCATCTTGGAGAGTGCAGGAAGAGCTTCCTCGCCCATTTCCTCACCAATGGCAACATTAATCTTATCGGCTGCTTTTACGAACTGAGCCATACCATCAACGCCATACTTGCCCATACCGAGCTTCGCTCCCTGGTATGCGAGCTGCGCCAGTCCATCCACCGAAGTTCTGGTATCAATTTTAGCCAACTCGGTAGAGAGTTGTTTTACCTGGTCCATCGTCAGGCCACTGACTTTACGGATGTCGGTCAAAGATCCCGAATACTCAAAATTCTTTTTAATGGCACCCGTCACAAGTTCTTTCGCCTTGTTGAACAACGAGAACAATCCGACATACGCCGTGAGGTTCTTCATCGCTGTGTTCCATGCGCTACTCTGATTGTGGATAGCACCAGTGTTTTTGTCTATCTGCGCTTTTAGGGCTTCCATCTGCTTGCGAAGTTGAGGAAGTTTGCCCGATGCTTCTGACGAGATGGACATTTCATGACGCACGGCTTGCAGGGCTTTGCGCAACTGTGCTGTGGTGCTACCCGCAAGGTTCTTCATCACCTTGTCTATCATTTCGGTGCTCGAAATGTTCTGCTTGATTTGTTTGTGCAGTTGCCCGGACACCGATACCAACTCCTTACACTCTTTCGTGCTGCCTTTTCCGCTGGCACGGAGTTTTTCGATTTCTGCATCGAGCTCTGCCGCATGGTCTGTCAACGCTTTCAGCATGTCGTCTGCCGACTTACCGTTGCAGGTTATGTATATTTCTCTGCGAGTCTGTTTAGCCATAATTGTGTTGTGTTAAATGATTGCAAAAGGTTTATCCATGTGCGTAGTGGCTTGGATGAAGCGAGCCTCCAGCTCCAATCCGTAGAAATTCATCATATAATTTTCCATCCTACGCTGTATTGTACGAGCCTTGAACATTATTCCTGGACGATGGGTTTCGCCTTGTGATGGCACCCATGCGCTGATATACCGTCGGTTGGGCTTTGCGTTCTTACTGTGCTGAATGTCTTCGTAGTCGCCCCAGATACCTACACCCATATCAGCAAACATCATGTGCTGCAGGTGGGAAATGGCAACAGTGACGTTGTTCGGGTCGGACGCACTGACTACCTTTGTCTGTATGCTCTGCACACCTTGACCCGTAGAATACCACACGTCTTTACCAGGGTGTTTCTGAGCGTACTCCTTGCGTCGTTGGTTTTCCTTTAGCCAGCCTTGGTAGATTTCGGTGGGATAAATGCGCTGCACCTTGAAGTTGCCTTGCAGTTCCTCCTCGGCTTGCTGCATCCATCCCCTTACTTCCTCATTGAGGGGCCTCATTGGGTTATATAATTTCACTGCCATACGCTATAAATATTAAAGGTCTTCAGCCTGTGTGATATACTTGCCGTTGCCACCACATCCCCACTTGTATAGCGGTTGCAGACTTTTCCAATCCACGCCAGCTACGAGCCACTGTCCGGCATAAATGTCGCCTATCAGTCCGCAGGAAATGGTGCTGATGTCAATGCTTTGAAGTTCGGCATTGATGATGGGGTCGTCGGCAAAGCTGCGACCGGTAACGGGACATCTACCAGTCCTTTTTACCTGTACGAGCCACGAAACAAGGTCTTTACAGTGATCCATCAGACCTTCGGCTACCTGTTCCATCTTGCGACCGTCGTAGCGTCCGAGTGTCTGCGGTGTGTCCTTCACCTTTTTAAGGAACCATACCTGGTGAGAGACTTCCATCTTGTTGGCATCGCGAAACTCACCTGCGGTAATGATGCTGTAAAGCATGCATGGCGAGTGGACGATATTGGCGTTACGGGAAAATATGTTCTCAAGGTCGATGTAGCGAATCCTGAAGAATGACTGGTCTTCGAGGCGTTCGCTCTCGGGGTTATGTGAAAGGGGCTTGTAGATGGTGGCCCAATGCTCAAGGATATTACTTATTGTCATGGTCATTGTGTTTTTAACCGCAGAATACGCAGAAGGCGCAGAAATTTTATTTAGGCATATATTTTTTGCGTTTTTCTGCGTAGTCTGTGGTTTATAATTATTCTTTCTCTGCTGTCTCCGTTTTCTCTGTGTCCTTCATCAGCTCTTTCAGTTTAACGTTGAAGTGTCGCTCGGTCTTGTCTGCCACAATCTTCTGCATCACTCTCGCCCAAGCCGCACCGTTGCAGGTGCTCTCGTTTTCCAGTATGCTGACGAACTGGACTCCGCAGTAGAGGGCGGCGAGATAGTTGGCGAGGTGGAGCGGATTCATATAGTCGAGTACGATGGTGTCGATGGCGGTGGCAAGGAAGATGGCGAGGATGAGGACGGAGAAGTCCTGCACCATCTTGGTCATCTTCTTGGATTTCAGTTTTCCGTCCAAATTATATTTTGGATTCCGTTTGATAGCCTCGCGATACCGGCTGTAGATACGGCGGTTGAGCCGCCATGCCGTGTAGCAGTCAAGCAGAAGGGCGAAGAAGCATACACCGATATAGTTGAGTGAGGGTTCGATGTAACACCACAGCAGACCTATTGCGGCTGCTATGAATCGGGTAATGTTTGGTACAAGTGTTTGCATTGTTGTGTGTTGTTTTTGTGTTTGTGTTGTTGTTATCCTGTTTTTATACCACAAATTTACTGATAAGGTGCTACTCCGTAGGGACATGGTGGGGTGCGGGGAGATTGGGCATGTCCGCACGGGGCAGAAAAAACATCGTAATTTTACGAGCGAGATAACAACGAAAGACAAAACTCGCTCAGACGCGGAAACAACGAATTTATCGAATTGACGAATTAAAGAAAAGGGAAACTTACATCGGATTGAACGGATGTAGAATGTAGCAAGCGACAAGACAAACTAAAATTCATCAAATCCGATGTAAAACAGTAAAGTTTGATTCGTTCGACGATAATCAAAATTCGTAAATTCATTTAAGTCGCTGTTACGCCGTCTGAGGCATTATAAAAACATGATGACATGTCAGGTATAACACAAAACACATTAGCCCGCATAGACAAGTGGCTGAACTACGGCACGAGCATGCAGACAGCGTTTCCGAAACTGGATCAACGCTACCGCATGCAGATATGCTCGGAGTTTTACAAACGGTGGGTGCAGAACAAGGATATTGACCCCAGGACGGTGTGCCGCAACATTGCCCGGCGCGACTATGAGATGTTTTTCAACCAGGCGGCGCAGGGCAATAAGGAGGCGCAGGAGTATGTGATTGCGCTGAGGATTACGCTCGACGACGAGGGCAATATCTGTCCGCGCACCGTTACGGAGCTTAACAACGATGTGCTGGTGTGCAACCATCTGATACGGTTCTTCCAGACCGATGAGAGTCCGCGCCATAAGGCCATGTATCTGAGTAGTGCCGAGTGGTTGATACGCACTGGTAAGCAGCAGAACAACGATCGTGCAGTGGATAAGGGTATGCAAGCCTTATCTAATGTGTATGGCAACTTTCAGGAAGAGAAGGACGCTACGGACGAGATGCCGGACATGAGCCGCATTGCCATCACGCAGGACGTGAGCATCGTGAAGCGCGACCGCGTGAACTATACCGAAGAGGAGAAGCTGCGCATGGCCCGCAAGTATGGTCTCACCACCAAAGACCTCCAGGAGATAGAGGACGAGGAAATGTTTAGCGACAAGCGGGAGGAAGAGCCGGATTATTTCGAGTATATGGAAAAGAAGGGCGAGGAGGATGCGCTCGGACGCGGAAACAACGAATTAGACGAATTGGCGAATTTTGAGGAAACGGAGGATGATGTGGAATGAGCGAAAACGACATAGAAGTATCTATATGATGCAAATAGAAGTATCTATATGATGCAAATAGAAGTATCTATTCGTTTTCATAGAGCATAAAAACATGTTGACGAAACGCCAATTTCTTAACATGTCGCACACGATGCGTTAATGAAAATGCGATTACTTAACACGACCTATGAGGTTTCGCCCGAAAGTGGATGAGGGTTTCGCCCGAAACATAGTTAAGGTTTCGCCCGAAGGTTGGTGAACGGTTAGCCATTAACATCAAATGTGCCGACACTTTTCATCAAATGTGCCGACACTTTCAACCAAATGTGCCGACACATTGAAAAACGAAAGGGCTAGCCCTTTGCATCAAAACGGCTAGCCCTTTGCATCAAAAGGGCTAGCCCTTGGGAAAACAGAGGCTCGGACGATTTGATAAAAGGACATTATAAAACAATAATAAACAACATACAATATGAACAACAAAACAAACGGAAAGGAGGCTCGCAATGGCTAAGGATTGGGTGGGAGGCTCGGCTGCTGTGTTCAAGACATTGGGCGCAAGTAACCACACGGATGCGGATAGGCAGCGGGAGGATTATTATGCCACAGAACCGAAGGCTACGGAATGGCTGTGCAAGCTGGAGCGGTTTGAGGGCAGGATATTGGAGCCTTCGTGTGGCGAGGGTCACATGAGCCGGGTGCTGGAGGCGGCAGGGTATGAGGTTGTGAGCCGTGACCTTGTGGATAGAGGTTATGGCGAGGTGGCCGACTTCCTCGCAATAGACAATTTGAAGTGGGATGGCAACATCGTGACCAACCCACCCTACAAATACGCACAGGAGTTTGTGGAGAAGGCTCTGAGCATCATCCCAGAAGGAAAGAAAGTGGCGATGTTTCTGAAACTGACTTTTCTTGAGGGCAAGGCTCGGCGTGCGCTTTTCCGTTCTACCACCCCATTCGCGTTTGGGTGAGTTCGTCAAGGCTGAAATGCGCCATGAATGGCGACTTCGACCAGTACGGCAGTAGCGCAGCAGCTTACGCATGGTTTGTATGGGAGAAAGGATATAAGGGCGAGACAACTGTGAAATGGTTTAACTGATAGATTTACAAAATAACAAAGCATGATTGAACTGAATAAGATATATAATGAAGACTGCCTGGAAGGGATGAAAGCCATTGAGGATAATTCCATCGACCTTGCGGTTGCAGATCCTCCTTACTGGAAAGTAATTAACGAGCAATGGGATTATCAATGGAGAACTGAGAGCGATTATGTAGAATGGTGTATTAAATGGATGAAAGAGGTTGCGCGAGTTTTGCGTATAGGAGGGACTTTCTACTGCTTTGGCTATTTCAGAACCTTAGTTTTGCTCATTCCTTACCTTGAATCACTTGGACTTGAATTAAGACAGCAAATTGTTATTGATAAAGGTATGCGTGCCGTAAGTGGACGGGCTACACGCAGATACAAGATATTTCCTAACGTAACGGAAAGCGTACTCTTTATAATCAAAGACAACAAGAAATTTGTAAAGCCATTCCTCAAAGAACGACAAGAAACATTAGGACTGACTGCAAAACAAATCAATGAAGCGTTGGGTGTTAAGTCTAATGGAGGTGGCATGTGGAGTATTTACACCGGCAATAACGTATGTGAACAATTCCCTACGAAAGAACTCTGGGACAAACTTTCACATATACTATCCTTTGATTATCCATACGAAAAAGTCGCTCAGACATTCAATCCGCAAATAGGGGTAACAGACGTGTGGTCTGATATTGACTTTTATGAAGAAAAGCATATACATCCCACTCAAAAGCCGTTAAAGCTAATCCGTAGGTTGATAATAGCCAGCAGTAACGAAGATGATATTGTCTTAGACCCGTTTTCGGGAGTAGGAACGACGCAGGTAGGCTGCGTACAGACCAAGCGCAACTTCATCGGCTTTGAGCTCAACAAGGAGTATTACGACAAGGCTTGTAAGCGCATCAAAATGGAGCAAGCGCAACTCTCTATATTTTAATATAATCAACACAAAAACAACACATGAGTAAAAACCGACACAAATACTTCAACAAGGTTCCGCCGTTTAAGCCGGACCCTGAGCACTACACTCGCAAGCATCATTCTTGGAAGGCTAAGGAGGCCTACGAGACTGAGGATGATGCTTGGGAATATCTTAATCAGAACCCGAGGCTTAAAGCAGAGGGAATGACGGTTTATCGGTGTAGGACATGCAACAAATGGCATGTGGGGCATTTGAGATTTTGAGTTTTGAATTTTGAGTTTTGAATTATGCGCAAGCGCATTTTGAATTGTTCAATTTTGAAATATTCAACGTACTGCTCAAAATCAAAACTCAAAATCCACAACTCATAACTCAAAACTCAACAATTCAAAATCGCCAACGGCGACAATTCTTGCTTAGGCAAGCGTCTCTACGAGCCGAGCGCAAAACTCAAAACTCAACACTCAAAACTCAAAAAATGCAGCAGGCACACAACATCTATTTAACCAAGTTTCAGCAGCAGTCGCTCTACATGGGAGCAAAAGACGAGCGAGTGATTGCTGCCCGTCGTGTGGGTAAGACCGACGGATTGGTGGCTCCCTACGTCTGGACGGCATCAAACTCCATGCCTGGTATGCTGGGCGCATGGGTGGCGGTGTCGCGCCAACAGGGTTTCGGCAAGACCATACCGAGCACGATGGCGGCTATGGAACGTATGTTCGGCTTTACGCAGGGCATCCACTTCGGTTGGGGGCGACCGCCGAAACATGCCCGCGAGAGTATCTTCAAGCCTAAGAACTACGACAACTACATCTGGCTTGCGAATGGTGCCGGATGGGTGCTTATATCCCTCTCGCAGACTGCCAGTGCCAACTCTTACACGTTCTCGGCCATGGTGGGCGACGAGGCGAGGTTCTTTCCTTATAAGAAAGTGACGGACGAGTTGATGCCGGCGCTTTCTGGTCAGACGCATCCGCTGGGCGACATAAACTTTACAGACTACAACCCGATGTATAAAAGTACACGCTTTCTCTCGGATGCCTCGCTCACTGCCAAAGGGTCGTGGCTGGAGAAGGAGGAGGAGAAACTGGACTTGACCGTTGAGACGGGACCATTCAAGGGCAAGACCTACCGATGGGTGCAGGAGCAGCTGGAGGATTATGCCGACAAGGTGATACGCTACAACGACCTGCTGTATAATGCGAAGAAGACTGGTCACGGTGTGCATGTGGTGCCGAAAGAGCTGCGCACGATGATACGCGCCGTTGCTCTGAAGATGATGAAGCATGAGGGACAGTTCAAGATTATGCCCAACCACGGCCAGCACGTCACGAAGGGTATGGTAGAGATGGCTGTCAACTATAAACTAATTCCGCAGGATGATGCCGAACTGGTGTATGACTACGAATATCTTATCACGCCGGAAGAGGATTTCGAGATGCAGATGTTTCTGCGCTCAAAGAAATTCAGTGAAGGCTATCTGCGTGAGCTTCGCCGTGTGGCTTTCAGTGTGCGCCGTGCATCGTCGCTCGACAATGTGGATATTCTCGGCGAAGACTATATCCGCCAGATGAAGCGTGACCTGCCGCCAATGACCTTCGCTATTTCGATTCTCAACATCAAAGTAAAGAAATCGAACGATGGCTTTTATTCTAATCTCGACATTGATCATGTCCACGGGTATATACCTGACGAGATAGACCCGCTTTCGTCTGCAAATTTCTCTACGCAAAAGGTTTCGGGCATCATCGGTGGAAGGAAAGTCACGAGCGAGAGCTATCAACCCGACTTCAAGGAATTGGGCGAGCGCAACGACTCACGCATGGACTCCGACTGCATCAATTCCCTTCCTTTATATATAGCCCTCGACTACAATGCCAACATCAATACGCTTGTGGTTGGGCAAATGTATGAGCGTGACGGCATGGAATGTCTGAACGTCATCAAGAGTTTCTATGTGAAGAATGAGCGGAAGTTGCGTGAACTGATAGCCGATTTCTCCGACTATTATGCCCCGAAGCGAGCCATCAACCGCGACGTGACGTATTTCTATGATGCCACGGCAAAGCAGGGGGCTTCATACGCCACTACCGACGAGCGTTTCTACATGACCGTAATTGCCGAACTGGAGAAACATGGATGGAACGTGAATGGCGTGGATATGGGTGCGACCGAGAAACATGACATCAAGCATAAGATTATCAATGACGGACTGGCGCACCTCTCCTACCCTGCCATCCGCATCAACCAGGTAAACAACCCTGACCTTATCATTGCCATGCAGCTGTGCGAGGTGCAGATTTCGTACAAGGGATTCCATAAAGACAAGAGCCAGGAGAAGAAGCCCGAGAGCGAGGATACACTGCCCTTGCAGCAGCGCACCGACTTCACGGATGCCTTCGATACGCTGTATTTAGGTTGCAAATTCTTCCGTGGCGGTGGCGGCTGGTTTGTGCTGCCGAGCGGGAGGTGAGGGAGTTTTGAGTTTTGAGTTTTGAATTTTGAATTGTGCGCTATGCGCATTTTGAATTGTTCAATTTTGAGTTTTTTGGGGTGTGAGAAAAAAGACGAAGGGCAGACGTTATCACAACGTCTGCCCTTCTGAAAGTCATTAATTACAAACTTTTATTTTAAAAAACAAACCTATTCAATCATTTAGGGTGATGAAGACTTCTCTCATCTCGCCTTTTTTCATGTTGGCAAAATCTTCTGGATTAAGACCGTAATTTGTAAAATTATTAGTGTAGGTAATAAGTTCTAACTCACCTGTACTTCTCTGAATATATAGCCAAGGCACATTATCTTCTATTGCTTTCACATAGAAATGTACTTTATTCATTGGCTCTTGCACCTTGCTCATAGCTGCAATGCAGAGCATGGTGAGCATAAACAGCGCTCCAAGAATAAATGAAATGAAGCAGTATGCCGAACTGAAATTGCTTAGTATTTCCATAATCAATCCTCCCAATATTTATAATACTCAGGTGCTTCTTCTTTTGTCCCTACAAAGTATTTTGTTTCATCGTTATAGGGTATGCAAAATCTATACGAGTTTCCAACACATCTGTATTGGTGTTCCGTATTTATATTCTTATGAGAATAAAAATCAACCTTCCAAGGATCATCCAAGTAATCCCTTACAAGTACCTTATCAAACGGCAGCAATGTCTTAGGGTCAAACTTCTCTTTCATGTACCAAGGAGCCGTAAACTTGCTCCAGTCCCTTTGGTCTTTAGATGGGAACAAAGTACATTCTCCTTTTCCTTTATAATAAACGCCTTCCTTTGTATAGACATCTGTGTAGTCTTTATTAACAGGCTGCACGATAACTTGATAATTCTGTTTGTCCTCATCACATATTCCTACTAACTCAACATCTCCAAGCACGGAAGAATAGAAATCCCAACCTTTTGGGCAGTTCTTCAAAATCTTTATTAAATTGATGTTCTCGTTCATAGTTTTATTTATTTGGTTCTTTTTCTTTATCCAGCATATCATGCCTTGCGCCCATCAACCACGACTTGAGGTTAATGTATTGGTTATTGTCGATATTGGCATCGCGCCACTCGGCGTATTCATCGTAGGTAATACCGTTCTCGATAATGCGCACCATGTCCTCCGGGTTCAGTACGTCGGTTTCCTCAAAGTCGCACGCTCCACCTACTTCATCACCTATCCAATACCACTCGCGGCAACCGTCAAAAAGTTGCATGTTGACAAAGGTCGCCAAGCGATTACATGCCGTTTTGAACAGCTCTATCGTACCTAACTGAGAAGCATTTAGTTCTTTCATATCTGTAAAATTGATTTTTAACTTTGACCGATTAAGTTGAAACGCTCACGAAAGTCGTCGTATATGTCAAGATCGTTCCACCACTCTTCCTTGTCTTCTTCTACGTAATCGTTGCGCACCCCTCGACTTCTTACTGCTATCTTTATCCGATCGTCGGGAATAAAGGCATCAAACGCTTCTAATGCATGTTGGAATTTCCACCTCCGCATTGTTGCATCATAACAATAAAGATACAGCGGTCTGTACTTGCCGTGGAAACGGTAGCAGAAAGCCCTGAGCGTTTTGCTCCCGTCCTCGGAACGGAACAACACTTTATAGCGATTGCCCCGATGCAGAGCAGCAAGCACGTGCATGAAATCGTAGTAGCCGAAGTTGGTTCTATTTTCATAAAAATAGATACCAAATATATCACGGCGAAGAAAGAACCACAGATAGTCCATATCCTCAGCAGACATCTGAGGAATCGCCTTGTAAACGATATTGCGCCATACGTGCTGACGTAGATGTGAGCCACGGGCAAATCCTTCGATGGCGAACAGAAAATCGTGGTGATCGAAAGACACTTTAATCATTGTTGCTATTTATAAGATTGTGCTTTATTTCGTCATACATCGCCATCTCTACCTTCTCTCCGTCGAAATGACCGACGGCAAGGAGCTGACCGCTCGCTTCTGTAGCCTCCTGTGCCGATGGGACATTGGCTCTGACAATGAAGATGTCAAACTCCTTGATGCAATCAAGCTGCTCGATGGGGATAACAGACATGTTATCCCGTGCATTCTGACGGATGCGTTGAATGTCGGCTTTGGTTAGCGATGTGAACTGGCGTTGGGCTTTGCGCACAGCATCTGTCTCTACCTTCAAACGAAGAGATTCATAGGCTTCGGCCAGCAAACGATGATTCTGCCACATCGACACCTGATTAAGAAAGCGTAGAAATCCGTCTCTGCCTTCGGCAACTTTCAGAGTACCTAAAACTTCTTCAATCAGCAGTACTTTGTTTTTACGCTGCCAATGAATAACGCCACGCTTTTCAAACTCATCGAGTATTGAGAAAACTGCAGATAAATCGCGCAGCTCCTTCTCCGTCTTTTTTTTCTTATTTTTTAGTAAATTCCACATATCTATATTGTTTTGATTGAACATTCCAAATAAAAACCTTCTATTCTCGCGAACCGAAGGAAAAAAAATTATGATAAAACTCAATTTTATATCTATTCTCGCGAACAGAATACAAAAGACTTAAAAAACTAAATTTTACAACAATTTGAGTAAATTATTACGCAAACTTTTAAAATGTCGGGGCTCTCCCCAACCAAGATGATATTACGAAAAAACAATTACTAATGCGTTATAAATCTCGTGCCGTCCACTTCAAGCACAAGTATGTCATTCACAACTCTTATCTCGCCACTCTCCACGAACTGCACCCTTCGCTGGTGGCGCAGGGTGTCAACGGAGAGGCAGACGCAGTTGCCGGTATCTACATGCCCAGTCTTGGTAAGGAAACGGATGTAGAACGGCAGGCGTGCTACATTACGCGCTGTTTGCGGAGGATTGAACCCAGTGACACGCTGACCTGTGCGCGGGTCGTCCCATTGCCACTTCGATTTTTGAATTGTGCGCTACGCGCATTTTGAATTATTGAATTTTGAGTTTTTTGAACTGTTGGCTTTACACCCTTTGACTTTTGATTTTCTTTTAATTCTCAATTCAAAATTGAACAAATCGAAATCGCCAACGGCGACAATTCAAAACTCAAAATTCAAAACTCAACACTCTCGTAAGGGCGGAAACTCAAGGTGTATGAACCTATCTATTTCCCTATCTTTAATTCGTTTTATACCTCCGGCAAAAATCTTCTTGCGCTGACGCAGCACGTCGGGGAAGAGAATATTGCGGAGCGAATTGCCCCAGTCGGCTGTAGAGTTCAACAGATGTGAAGGATGGAACACGAGGGTGTAGGACACGAGAGCCTTCTCGGTTTGCGGACGGTCGAACATCGGTCCGTTGAGTGTCAGGGCGCGGTCTTTGTTGTAGAGCACCATGTGACTACTGTAATAGCTCACGTTGTCGCTCTGTGCGTAAATGATGAGGTCGGCATATTCGCCCAGATGCTTATGCAACAGCGAGTCGCATGAGTAGACAGTGGATAGTACGAGGTGGGTTATCCATCCTCGCTCAAAACATTGCCGCAGGAGAAGAAATGTCTCCAGTTTTGGGCAAGGCATAGTGAGCACCATCACGTGAGGGTCAATCACGAGGTGGCTCACTGCCTTGTAGAATTTCTCCACCGTCACATCGCCATGCGTGTAGAACGTGAGCTGACGGTGAGGTGCCTGATTAACAGCCTTGGGCAGCTTTTTGTCTACGCAGCAAGGCGGAATGAAGAGAAGGGTATCGTCCATATTTGAATTTTGAGTTTTGAATCATTGGCATTGCCAGTGTCATAACCTTGGGTGCCGGTTCGTCGGCGGTGAGTACCACGGCGTGGTAAGCATCAAGCAGCTGCATTCGTATGGTGTCCGACGGAATGGAGTTGATGCAGGTCTGGAATGAAGTAGACTTTAATCCGATGCAGAAGCCGTCGTCGCACTGGGCATCGGCTATGCACACCTGATCTTCGCCCGAAACGGAAAAATCTGCATCGTTTGCCGATACCGTAAGGAAGATGCCGTTCTTCTTTATCTCTACAAGGTTGCTGGCATTGCTGGAGAATAGGCTTACACGGCGCAGGATGTCGAGCATTTCCTTCTTATCGAATACCACATAGAACGGATTGTTCTTCGGAATTACGGCATTGTAGTTGGGGTATCTGCCCTCCACTTGCTTGCATATTAGTTCCGTTTCGCCCGATGTGAAGCGGATGGTATGCCCGTCGTTCTCAATGGTGATGTTCTCGCTGCCATCAAAAGCTGAGATTGTACGGAAATAGTTGCGGTGGATAAGCATATTGCCGGGTTTGCCGCCACGGAAGAAATCGCTGCCACCCTTGGCCGGGTCGTTGCTGTGTGTCATCTTAACGAGGGTCTGTCCGTTGGTGCCAACAAACACCACCTCGGAGCGGTCTTCGGCCACGTCGATACAAAGGCAGGAGAGTTGCGGGCGAAGTTCATCATTGACGGCAAACTTATCGGCGTTGTCAACAACAGCATTGAACAGCGACATAGGCAGGGTGATTACTGACGAATGCTCACCGTCCGGCTGTACCAGTTTGGGGTACTCGTCACCATAGAAGAGGTTCATCTGAGCCTTACCGGGCTTCACGTTGTCCTCTTTGCTGGTACAATATTCTACGGTGAACGACTGGCTGTTATCAGGGATGTCGAATGTGACTACGCAGTCGGGCAATGTGCTTAACAATGCACTGAGCATCTTGATGGGCAGCACGATGTCGCGGTCGTATGTGCCGTTACAGATGGTGAGCGGCGCAGGGATGGTGAGCTGCGAGTCAGTGGTTGCTGATGTAAGAAAGAACTGCTCTCCCTTGCGTGTCAACAGCACGTTATCGAGGATAGCTATAGTGTTCTTAGAGCCGATACACTTTGCCGACTTGTTTAGGGCTGCGTGCAGGGCTTTGGATGATTGAGCTTGAAGTTTGCTGCGTGCAGGGCTTTGGATGATTGAGCTTGAAGTTTCATATTTTTGAATTTTATATTTTGAATTTTGAGTTTTGAATTATCGCCGTTGACGATTTTGAGTTGTCGAGTTTTGAATTTTGAATTATGAGCCTTGGATTACGAGTCGTGAAATTTCAATTTTTAATTGGATAATTCACAATCGGCTTTACCGATAATTCAAAACTCAAAACTCAAAACTCCTAATTCTTAGAACGGCAGGTCGCCTACGTCGGCATCGGTATAACCAGCGAGCGGGTCTGTGTTCTCTGCTGGTGCCACATATCCTGTGACTGCTCCTGCTACGCCTACGTTCGGTGTGGCGTATGGCGAAGACTGCTGTGTGGCCTGTGGCTGGTAGAGCATTGCCAGTCGCTTGTTCATACGCTGACGGATAGCCTTGAAGAGGTGAGTGTTCTCGTCGGTGGGGTCTTGGTTCACGATGTCCGGGTCACGTTCTTTGTTAGCCTCCTTCACCTGCTCTACGAGCTTCGGGAACTTCTGCGCTACCGCCTTGATGTAGTCAAGCGAATAAGACATCTGCATTTCGTGTGTAGGGACTGTCACGTTGCTGTCTCCACGCTCCAAAGCTGCCTGGCGCACCTTAGCCTTGTACTGCTCGTTGAGAGGCCAGATGCTTACACGCATCTTAGCCAATGTGCGGGTAGGATCTTTAGGAGCCTGCTCTACTTTAATTTCATTCAAGTCTGCCGGAATGCAGACATACACTCGTTCAGGGTTCTTTGCGTCGATACCCTTGAACACCTGCGCTCCGTTGAGCGAAAGCAGGTCGATATTACCATTGTAACTTGCCATATTATTTATTGTTTTTGTTGTGAGTATTATCTTATAAAACGCATCACAAAGGCATACATCCTTAAGACCTCTTCAGGGTAGCAAGGAACGACTGAACATTCGGAAACCAAATCAACGCACTCAATGTCGTCCAACGAATAACTTTCAATGCAGTACTCGTCAAACATCCTGCAAGGCTCTCCGCCTATAGGATAGTCGTCAACGCACTTACCTTCAGAATCTATCTTTTCGTAATCAACATACCGACCTTGGCACGGCGTGAACTTAGAAATGTCCTTTGGCTCGAACACTAAAAGTCTTTCAGCACGGATAATTCCACGCAACCTGCGTAAGTCCTTTTTTGCCTGCTCGGAATCTCCGATACCGAAACTGAAACCTTTCGCCGTACTTGCCGTGCCGCGAGTCGAGCTGTGATCGGTTGTGTTTGTTAACGTCTCGCCACGAACCAACTGATTGCATTCGTTGACGGACATATATCGGTATAACTTCATACTCTATAAATATTTTAAGTTTGACTTTTCCCATTCAGAACGGCAGGTCCTCCTCCTTTACGTCCGGAGTAACAGCTGCGGCGGTAGTAATTGCCGGAGCCGACGCCATGCGCCTACCCTGCTTGCGTGTCTTATTATTCTCCCAGCGTTCCTTCTCTTCATCGGTGAGCTGTACGATATTGCCCTCATCGTCGCGGTATGGCAGCGGGTCAGGCTGTTCGGCAAAGGCTTTTGCTATGCGCTTGAGCTCTCGGTAATCCTTGGGTATCACATCCTTGCCCGGACGGTAGAAGAAGAACACATGTTTTGACGTTTGCAGATAGCGGATAAACTTCGGCTCGATGGTGTTGTCATTTTCCCACTCACGGCCTGTAAAGTATTCCTGTGTAACCCATGCCTGCAGCTTGAAACACTTGCGCTGCTTGTCGCTCTCGTTCTCGAAGAGGTGCTTGGGGTTGCACGCTATCGACATGTTTTCACAATAGTCGTATATCTTCTTCTTGAAGGTGGCACGGCTATACTCCTTGCTCTTGCCTTCGGAGGCATCTGCCCAGTCGCGCATAAACTCGTTGAACATATCATCCGTACATATCGGCACGCCGTAAACCTCATTGCGAGAGAAGAACCACTCGAAGTAGCGGACAATGCTCTCAGTGAGCTTCTGCACCATCTGACGGCGGCGCACATTGCCTTGCGGAGCAATGGCAAAGGTATGATAGCGCATCAGGAACTGCACTGCCAAGGCGCAGATATAAATGGCCTGATTGCGGTCGGTGTCGGTCAGTTTGGCGGGGTCTGTATCAAAACGCTTCATAATGTCGGATGGTGATCGTGCCGGCTGTCGCTTTTGAGGATTCTCGCGAGCAAAGCGGTCGGAGAAACTAACCAGTGGGAAACGGCCTATAGTAGAGGGGTCGTCGTCGCTCAACGGACTGTTGCTTGTTATGACGTGCATCGGTGAGTCTTCCATCTTCAGACTGACGGGGTCGCCAAATTTCTTTTCAACCTTCGTACCTTTGGTAATCTTGTTGTAGAAGTATTTAAGCGGAAAGCTCTTCTGCTTGTCCTCCCAGTGTACAACACGATACTTACCGGGATATATGAGCAAGTCGGAAAGACAGAACTTGGCATCGACAATGGTAAGAAAGTCTTTCATATCCACACAGAACACATTGACTGCCGAACCAACTACGAGGTTTACCAATACCGATTTTCCACTACCACCGGAGGCTTGCTTCTCGTCGGCAATATTATCCTCAAGAAGGTAAGGGCAGACGTTCTGCATCCCTTCCCATGAGCGATAACAAAGTCTGCCAATGCCAGAAAGCATATTGGCGAAATGGGCGTTCATTACGGCTCTCTCGTCATCAGTAAGTTTCTCTTTGCTACGCAGCACGTCTCGCTCTCGCTCCCAGAGGGTGTTTGAGAATCCACGCACAATACGCAGGATAGGCCAAAGGTCTTTTTCTTGCTGACCATGCCAATCCACATCCCAACGATAAGTTTGCGCCCATTCCATAAGGTCGCCACGCATCTGCTTTATCTCGTCGTAGCTGAATACTGGCGAACCGTCCTCATTCTGCATCTTCTCCTTCTTGTCTATCGCTTCCAGTCGGTCGCGATATTCCTGACGCTCGGTAATTGTAAAAGGAGTCTTGAAGGCTCTCATCGTGAAGTCATACGGCTTCTTGGCAAGCGAGGGAATGAAGAAGTTGATGTCGTCGTAAGACACCGTGCGGATGCTATCTGGTGTTATCTTCAGTGCCACATTGTTGAAGTAGAAATACTCCGTCTTTGCATCAAAAGCGTCGGCAAAGTTGATTACCATGCTCTGCAATCCTCCAGCGGATTTTTCCGTGAAGGTCTTATCCACCATATTGGCGCAGTCAGACATCAAACGTCGCTCGTTGTCATTATGCCGCCATGCCTGTTCTATATATTCCAAGAGCATTGTCTTTGCTGCCTGGATAATGCTCTTTGCATCGATATACTCCACAAAACATTTGTTCAGGTGGATATATTGACCCACGAGGTCGGTGCTCTCCGGGTCTATCATACGGTAATAACCGTGGCAAGTCATAAAGAGCCATAATCTTGTGGGCGACACCTTGCAGGTAGGCGGTTTTAGCTTCCCGCTTCGGGGGTCACGCGGATATTCTATCTCGAAAGGTTCCGTATTCCTGGCTCCACGCAATCGGGAGTAAAGCGGTAGGCGAACATCGTGGTCGAACTGGAAGTTTTCTTCTGCGTTCATGGTGTATGTCAGCAGATAGTCGCGCACGCTTCGGGGAGAGCAGCCGTATAGCCATTGCCATCGTCGGCAATAACGTGAGCGGAATCCTTCGGGCAGCATGGCATAATGCAACGAACTGAACTTGGTGCATATCGCTCCGCAGTCGCGCTGTGAGGCAATGTCGTTGGGATATAAGACGATGACGTTCTCAGCAAAGCGGTTCATCTTCTGATATTGCACGGCACTGAAATCAAGACGTTCCTGCTTCCACTCGCCACGCTCGATATACCAAAAGTTTCTGCGACCAATAGAAAATGCCACATGGTACCAACAATATTCTTGAAAATGCTGGTCTTCCGCCTTGTCTATACGCAATGAGCGCATAGCATAATACACGCTCAATGCGTCTTCAGGTGTGCGGCAGAACACGATATTGCGAGCCTTTATCTCGGCGGTTGGAATTTTTATGTCCACTTTTTTGAACGTTCCTTTCGGTTCTCCATCCTTGGTCTCGTTCTCCTCCCAAACTTCCTTGGTCTCGGTATATTTCTCTTCGGGGTCGTACTTAACGATGGCAGCATGTACGGCTGTGTTGTCGCTCTTACGGTTGTCCATTGCGTGAACAAACACGTTGTCGCCCATGAGCCACTTGCTCACCTTCCTCACGCTGTGCTCCTCGGCAGTGGAGAACACAATCGGTTCACTCCCTGCCATTGCCGGACGGAAAAAGCATCCGTATGAGTTTTGTGGACCTATCTCCTGCGAGGCAAAACATACGAACAGCGGATTCCAGGGTGTGCCATGGATTATCTCGCTCACATGCTGACCGTCTCGTATCACGTCGGGCAGTGTCACACTCAACAGGGAGTAGATACGGAAGTCCTTGTTGAGCATGTCGGGTGTAAACGTACTTCCAAAACCGAAGCGAGGCAATCCTTTGTCGAGCGTCACCTCACACCCAAGGGCTGCAAGCTCTTGTGGCGAGAAGTCGGTCTTCGGCATAAAAGAGAAGGTCTCGATGGTCTGCTGCGCCTGGGTACGGTAGTCCATCTTGCCAAACACTTCGGGGAAGAAACTACGCACCTCGTCGGTATCGCCATACACATCCTTGACGAGTCTCTGACAGATACGCTGAAGACTATATCCGTGCATCGGAAGGTTCATCTTGGCCGCATAAAGCTCAATGGCTCCATAGCCAGTCTTACCCGTGCGTGTGCATTTCCATTTAACGGCACCATGCTCTGCCATTCGGTTGTCGTCAACACCCACGCCCGAATACAGCCCACCTCGCTCATTGTCATAGATGATGAAGTGGGGTGTCTGATTAACATCGGCATCCGCATCCTGCCCCCTCTTACAGATAGGGCAGAAACATGCTGTCTGACCCTCTATGCGCTGCTCTGAGGCAGGCTTCACCAGAAGGTGCAAGTCGATGTTGGCAAGTCGGTTTATAATCGGATGAAAGAACATGTTTTCTATATGTATTAAAAAGGACAGACGATGATGCGCCAAACTTTTTTCAGTCTTGCTCAGTCTCCGAGGCCCTCAGTTCCTTATTACTGGCGAGACTTACTTATTTTATTTTTCATTTGTTTTTATTATAAGTTCAGAAACGTCTCCGTGCGGAAGTGTCGGATAGTGCAGTTGGCTAAGTTCTTCATGCTGTTTATCATCATCAGCACAAACTCCTTGAAAGAAATGAAGCTCTCGTTGAGACCTATTATCTCTACTGCCACACGCCAATAGCACTTGCCATTCTTTATTCGACACGAATGCTCGTTCTTAACTATTATGTTCCCCACATTGCCCTGCATCATCGTAAACAACTTCTGACACACATCCTTCACTAAGGCAAATGGAGCGTGAAAGAGCAGCACCTTGTTGTCGCTGTCATAATCGCGCACCATTTCGGTATAGGCTATGCGATGTAGATATTCCCGATGCGTAGGTCGTCCTTGTCTTTTGTTCCGGCGGTTGGGAATGTAGGGATAGTTCAGATACTCGTGGTTAGGCATTATTCCTCCGGATATTTCAGATGAGTCAATTTCTTCATCATCTGCCACGTTGAATATATGCTGCGCTTGCAATCAAACACGGGATCATGCTCCGCACCTTGTTCTATGTTTTTGTAGTCCTCCACAAGGTTGTATGCCTCGCTCGGACGATAGAACACACCACGCGCATTACATATCAGTCGAGCTGCCTCGTAAATAAATGTGCGGTGGTCGCGGAAGAAGGTGTAATGTACAGGTATGTTGATATTCAACTTGTAGCAGATGTTACGCAAGATAGCAATGTCAAAATCCGAACCTTGCGCCCAAAGGCACACGTCTTGATTGCCATGTTCTTTTTTGAAATCTTCTATCCACTCAAAGAGGTCCTTTACAGCCACTTCGATAGGTCGGCAAGGCAACTCATAGCTGTCGTTACTCAGCAACGAGGCCTTAGCTTTATCACTCTTTGTACCCCACCATTCTGCGGTCTTGCCGTCGAAAGTGAAGTTGTTGACAAACATACTGCGAAGGTCGATGTGGCAAGAGAACACACTTGAAGGATCCTGTGTACTACCATCTTTCAGATTATAAAAAGGAGACTTCTCGTTATCTCGCTGCCACGCCACGGCACCAATCGACATGACTGCTGCTGTGGGGCAAAGCGAGCAGGTTTCAAAGTCAAGCGTAATATCAAGCATTTTTTAGTGTATTTATAATTATTCGTTAATTGTATAAGAAGTAAGAAGTTTTCGTATGCCTTCCTTCTCCCACGGTTTCCAGTTGTCGGTAGTAAAACGCTTTATCACGGTTGCAGCACTCATTCCTCGCTCGTTCATGTAAGCAATGAACTTGTTGCACATACCGGCGTTCACTCGTTTTAAACAAGAATAGAATATACCAGGCTCGTTGCTCTGCGCCAAAATGTATAAATACCCTTTGTCGCCATCCACCATCTGCGGATCATTCTCGTCTACATATTCCAACAATGACTGCGACACATCAGTCAATAGTAAGAATTGACGTTTACACTCATCGATGCCTTCTATCTCCCATTCAGAAAATCCCTTCTGAAAGAAACGGAGATAAAAAGTGGCGAGAGTAAAGCCTTTCTTTGCCAAAGTCACATACAGAGACTTCTTGTCTTCAACCGACATGTCATCTGTCTGTAATGGTGTGTATGATTTTGTGATTTTTTTAACGATTTCCTTTGTCATCTAATTCTTATTTCTTAATTTTGGTGCAAATATAAATCTTAAAATTGAAACTATCAAAACTTACGTTTGATTTAACCAAATGTTTTGCATTTTTTAATATTTCGAGTTTTCACATTAACACTTACCATTATGAAGTACCAATACAATTTTTCTTTTCTGAACGAATGGCTCAAAGCCAATCCAGAGATTCCAAAAGGCGAGATTCTTCAAGCTATCGGCTCAAAAGCAAACAATCGGTTTAAGGCGTGGGTGAGGTGCGAAGGACCGATGCCCGTCCTTAGTATGCTCCGACTCTGCAACGCTTTTCAAATTCCACTTTCCGCATTCTTTCGTGATGCCGACGCTGGCATGGATGGTGCCGTAGTGCCTGGTGTGCCTATGCCTGATGACATTCTTGAACCTGCACAAGGTTACGCAGAAAATACGGATGACCGTCAGCATGGAGAGCGTTCTATGCTCAATCCACTGAATGTAAAAGTCACCCCATCGGTTGTACCGGGTGTTGTGGCGAAACCATGCAAGGTGGATGATACGCAAGAACCAGCAACAAAAACAACCGACAACATCAGTGATGCTAACCTTGCTGCTATTATAAAGATGGAGAATGAGCACATGGCACAACAGCGCCGGCTACTCGACATTATTGCCGAACAGCAAAAGCAAATAGCCGACCTCACTCGTATGCTCAACGAAGCGAAACGATACAACAGCATAAGATTAGACGAGGGTTATATGGTTGCCGACCATCCAACACAAGACTAACGTTTTTAAAAAAAGCGTTACCTATCCTCACGGACGGGTAACGCATAAAAAAAATCTAAACTAAGACCTAATTATTAACTACTTATGATCTACTACTTACTACTTATTTTCGCTCGTTTATCGCTGCCATCTTGCGACGATAAAAATCTTTTTCCTCTATCTTCGTGAGCGTCATGTCGGCGCTCACATACGGAACGTCGGCATACCAGTAGCCTTGATGTAAGAACACGATAGGCGTGCTGTTGCCGAAGGTCATGGGCAATGGCAGGTTGTCTTTCGTGCGCTTCGGCTGGAGGTTGAGGATGGCAAACAGCTCTGCCTCGCTCACTACTGGCAGGGCATTCATCTCTTCTTCCAAGTCTGAGCCTTCAATGGGGAAGAAAAACACACGTCCGTCGGGAGATACTTCCTTATCCCATCCTTCACGCTCGATGGTGTCAGCAAACTCCACGACTCCCACTCCACCAGCCATGCCTTCCGGTGACTCATAATAGTGTTCTGCTCCCTGTTTTTTCACCCACTCAAGAGCCTGTTCCTCGGCTTCCTGGCAGCGGTTCATAAACGCCTGAATGTCTCGGCCAACATTAGATTCAGCCGATACCTTGTAATAATAATGCGGTTTCTTCATATTCGAATTTTGATTTTTGATTTTTGTGTTTTAAATTATCGCCGTGGGCGATTTTGAATTGATGAATTTTAAATTTTGAATTTTGAGTTGTGAATTTTCCAATTCTTAAATCAAAATTGTTTAATTCAAAACTCAAAACTCAAAATTCAAAATTCACCTTAGCGCAGCATAGATGACCGGCTCTCCGCATTCATCGTCCTTCATCTTAAATCCTCTCACAGCCAACTCCTGTAGGTACAATGCCAGCGGGTCGCCCAGCGGACAAACTACTGCCTTGAAATACGTGCGCAACTGATAGTCCGTGAACATGTCACAGTCTTCGCGCCAATGGTCGAGAGGCTTGTATTTCTCGCAGAATGCCTCTATCTTGGCAGGAATCACAAAGTCTTGCAAGGTGACTTCCGGCTGCTCGGTATTCTCTATGATATCTTGTTTCTTTCTACTCATGAACTATTTTTTTTATTCTTTTTACTATAAGGCGAGGTAAAAAACAAAGAACAAGAGAAGAAACACTGAAAACAAGAAGAGCAAGATTCCACCATTCTGACATAGACTTTATATTCTTCGTGTTCTTTTCCTTCGTCACATTCGTACTGTCCTTCTTTGCCCAATGGGTGCCAACATTCAATTTATTACTCAACACTAAGCTGTCTATTGTATGCTGCATCCGTGATATTATCTCTTCTTGATGCTTCAGTCGTGCCTCGTATGTAACATTGCGCTCATAGTCACCCTTGCGGTGTATAGTTCGGTCGGTGGTGGTGGTCTTGTTACCATTGGCATCAGTACTCTCCGTCACTCGCTCGGTAATAGTCTCCTCGTTGCTGCCCTTGTCGGTCATGGTGCCAGATGTGTGATGCTCATCATTGACTATAACGGCACTGCTATCCACCCTCGTCTCCGACTTCGCCACGCTATCCTTAACAATAGCCACAACACTATCACGCCGTTGCTCACTACTCACCTGCTCCACCCTTCTCGTGGCAGCGCAGCTCATCAATGTGATTACAGCCATAAGCCATAACATTACTGATTTGATTTTTCCCATATATATGTCTTGTTGGTTTCTGCGTACAAAATTACAAAAAGCCGCCGACATCAACAGGACATACCAAACACCGCCTACCCTTGGGAATGGGTAAGCGGTGTTATTTTTTTTAATTATCCGACAAAGAGTAATTCCATGCGATTACATTGCCAAACACTTGCTTTGAGCATTTTTTCACGTGCGCTATAACATCATCAGACAAGCAACTCTCCACCTTCTTACATTGATCCCTACTCGCTTTCAAAAGGACCGTCTTTCCGTCATACGATACAAACACAACCTTTCGCAGTTCCTCGCCTATCTCACCATCAAGCATCGCCACAAGCTGTTGCCAATCCTTTTCTCCTGGCTTCACTCCTTCAGCTTCGGCAAACAACGATGCAGGTTCCTGTACTTTTTGTTTCTTCGCAAGGGCTTGTTGCATTTGTTCGATAGTATCATAGATAGTAAACTCTATATACGCCGGATTTCCTACCTTCCGTTTTCCGTTGTAGATAGGTTCGTAACTAATGCAAACATCTATCTGACCCAACTGTTTGAGTCGGTTGATGTCGGCAATACTATTATCAAGCACATTTTTTTTGAACTGCGAGAACTTAGGATATGCCTCCTTTACGATTTCGGCACCACTAAACTCCATCATGCCAAGGTATTTCTTTATCTTGCTGACCGTAAGTTGGATTGAACGCTCTTTCCAGTTGTTTCCGCTCGCATCTCTCAGGATATAATATATCATCGGCATACGGGCTACTTCACCAATCAGGGCTATATTGTCTGGATGGGAAACATAGCCCTCTACCATATTGAAAGCGTAGTCCAACACATACAGATGCTTGTCGGGGTCTATTACTTGCGGGTTAAGCCCAAACACTACACCTGTATTCTTTATGGATGTCTCACCACTTAGAAACACATTATACATGTGCATGCCCATAGAGCCATCCTCGTTCTTCTTTGGACCTTCCACCTTTACATCCAGCACTTCTTTCATCGCCTGCTTTACAGCAAAGAAATTGTTTTCTGGCACACCTAATTCAGCATAGGATATGTATATCTGTGTGACACCGGAATTTTTCACTGCTTCAGAAAATAGCGACTTTGGCACCTTGCGAGACTTTGCCAAGTCAGACCCAAAAAACTCCTTGATGAATGGCTGGAGTTGCTCACTCACCTTCACCAATACTGCCTGTTGCAGCAATGACAAGTTCTTGCTCAATCTCGTAAAGGCAAACGGCGTATTTATCCATTTTTGCGGTAATTTCTTAGTTTCTTCCATAATCTCTGCTTTCCTTTTCAAGGTAAAAAGTTACTAAAGTGTTTTACCTATTTACTATTTCTTTTCACCTATTTACTAACTATTTTTCTTTACCTCGCATCAAAACCGCTAAAAATCAGTGATTTATATTTTGCTCCTATAATATAAATATAAAGAAACATATTTATTCTTTTATTCTTATTATAAATAGTAAGGTAAAAACATTTAGTATATAGGTAAAAAGATTTAGTAATATTTTACCTGCTCACCACCTTTCTGGTGAAGCAATTTAGTACTTCATGTTTTTAGGTAAAAAGGTTTAGTAAGATTTTACCTGCTTATCTTAGCATTAGGTAAAATGATACTAAACTCTTTTACCTCATACATTACAAATCTTCGTTATTGAGAGCCTCACTCTTCTTGAAATTCTCAACATCAGTGTACGACAAACGTATAGTGCAATCATCATTGAAAGGAGACTGTGAATTATTCAAAGTCTGAATAATAACGCCTATTTTTTCTGTATCTGCTTCGTTAGGGATAGAGAACGTCAGGCCGTTGGTGTCGCCACTACTGTCCTTGTTTGCACCATAAACAGCTTTAGGATATTTCTTCAACAACTGTTCGGCAATATTAGTAAACGGAACGCGAGCCAATTCAACTGACGAATAAGACAATTCTACAGAAACTCCAAATACTATCCTACTCTTAGCGTTAAAAAACACCATGAACGTAGCTTTCTCTCCCATAAACGTGCCATTATAAAACTTTCCTCCGGGGCCCAACGCTCTGGATTTAGCGACATCGTATGTAATACCCTTAGCTTTCAGCTTCAAGGCAAAGTTATCTATTGTACCGTCCAAAGGTATTCCCATGAACTTCATGTGCTGCTGTGCGCTCACTGCTATACATAGGCAGAGTGCGAAAAATACTGATATTATCTTTTTCATAATGTTATTATATATTAGGTTATTACATTTTGTTCCTATCCAGGAACTCTATTACTGCCTGTAGTGCCAAGTCTTTGATAGGTACGCCTGTGCGCATTTTCATCAGGGCAATGCGCTCGTAATACTCCATCGGCACATAGATGGTGATGCCGTTCTCGGTCTTCTTGCCCTTCGGCTTGCGAGCGTTCAGCATGATGTCTGCACTATTGCTTGGAGCCGATTGCTTTGCCGTCTCTTCCTGGTTCTCTCTGTTTTCCTTACGCAGCTGACTGCCAGATTCCAATATACGCTCGTTCTCCTCGATAGCGTCAGACTCCTCAAGACTGAAACGTTTCGCCTTCTTCGTCATTTCTCTTGCCATACTCTATATTTTTATGCGTTAAAACTATTGATTATCTCTTTCGTAAATCGCTCGTAGTCCTGCCCTACCCTACAATATCTGGCATACTCAAAAATATCCTTGCGCATAGCCTGAGCTTCCACCATTTTGGTGTCACGGCGTGTATATGCGTCGAACATATAATCTTGGTACTTCTCGCCCAGATATGCCTTAAATTCTTTGGTGGCGTTGGTCTGGTCGTTGCTCATAACCATCAGCAAGCCTCGGATGTCAAGGTCGGGGTTCAGATCCTCACGCGTCTCCTCGATGGCATTGATAATCTCGGCAATACCTTTTGTTGCCAATACCTCCAACTGCACAGGCAGAACTACGCTTGTGGCTGCTGTCAGAGCGTTGTACGTGAGCAACGACATTGCAGGAGGACAGTCTATCAGCACGTAGTCGAAAGCCTCCGTAACGGTCGTTACGCCCTCGTCTGCCAGTTCCGTACCGCTCAACTCATTCAACGGCTTTGCGAGTAACTTATAGAGAGCCTTGCGTGGCATTGCTCTCTGATTCAAGAATGGTTCAATGGATATAAGTTGTGAAGCTGCCGGAGCAAGGTAGATGCCCTCGCGCACCTGATAGACGGGCAGATTGCTTTGTTGTACCAATGCGTCGTAAACGGTAGGCTTGCCGACGTTCTGGGTCTCGCTCCACCCGAAGAGGAACGATGCACATGCCTGCGGGTCAAGGTCAATTATGAGCACACGGGGCAAACGCTTGTGCCCATCGGCATCCACGCCAAATTTTCCCTTACCAAAAAGACGCAGACCTACTGCCAAACTCTGCACTGTTGTTGTCTTTCCTACCCCACCCTTGTGGTTCACAAAAGCGAGAACTTCTCTTAGTCTTTCCATGTTCTTTAAGTATTTAAAATGTTGTTACTATATCTATTCCATCCTTCAGAAACACCATGTTTCTATAAGACGTTGCAAATTTAAGAATTAAAACTCATATCTCCAAACATTTTCGCACATTATAAATATATGTGTGTTTATTGCTTTGTTTGTTGCTTTATTTATTGCTTTATTAATTTGTTTCTTTATTAGTTTATTGATGTATTGATATATTTATTTATATATGTATTAGTTTGTTGATATGTTACTTTATTGATGTCTTTATTGGTTTATTGATATATTGCTTTATGTCTTGATGTATTGATTTATTTGTGCGTGTGTTTGTGTATTTGTGCGTTTATGTATTGATGTATGGATGGATTTATGTATTTGTGTATTTATGTAAATCCACAAATGTATATTTATGGTTTTATGGTTTTGTGTAATTGTGTAAATCCACTGGCATCATTATCATTCCCATTTATCATTGATGGTTATGTCTATATGTCCCTCTTCGCTCGTTCTTTCCGACCGCATAGGCAGGATGCAATACTTAGTCTTCATACCAGCCTTTGTCACATTGCTATGTGGTACAAACGTGTAATAGTTACCCTGCTCATCTATGCACAATATACGCTGCTTGCTCATCCAGCAACTGTCAGACAAATCGGCATATCTCAGCACCTCCGCAGCCTCTAATTTCGTAGGCAGTCTATAACGATGGTTTGTTATCAGCGCCGATGGAGTAGGGGAGTAGGTCAGCACCACGTCATACAACTCCACTCCCTGCAAGTAAAACCGCGCCGTGTCATTCTCAGCCCACAACACCTCGCCCACAGGCTTGCCATCACCAGGCAATACCGACTCGTCATCCTCGCCAACATCAGCAATATAGGGCTTCTCACACGCCGCCAACGCACACACCGCTAATAATAAAATAAACTTTTTCATGTATTTTGAATTTTAACCGCAGAATACGCAGAAAAACGCAGAAACAAGATTCAATTAACAAGTAACTGCTCATGACTATATTCTCAGGTCGTTAATTTAATATGTATTGACAATTCTCTTGGGTACGATATATATATCGTGGAAATTGACGAGTATGCCGAGCTTCATTTTTGTTGCTTTCAGATAATTCAAAATCTGCGCATAATGAGTATCTTCTAAAGTCTTTACAGCCTTCAGTTCTATAATTATCTTACCGTAGCAAACAAAATCTGCCCTGTACAGCTCACCTAACGGCTTACCCTTATACATTATCTGGATATTCTTCTCGCGCTCATAGGGTATGCCTCTTTCCCTAAACTCATACTCCAAGGCATCCTGATACACTCGCTCTAAGAAGCCCACGCCTAACTCTCTATGAACTGCAAATAAAGCCCCATTTATAGCATACGACTCTTCTTTATAGATAAATCCACTCATAATTTAAATAGTTAAAATGAAGGCGCATACTTTTCTTGTATTACGCATGCGCCTTCAGTTAATATTCATAGTTAAATCAACGTAAAAACGCTACCAATTATTTCTGCGATTTCTGCGTTTTCTGCGGTTCACTATAAAAACATTAGATGTTGATGTCGTGGCCTTCGTTGTCCCACGTATCATTCACCGTCACTTGAAACCCCTGCCCATGTCCGTATATCGGTCCGCTGATAGTTGTCACCTTGTTTCTCTCCAGCGTCACGCCTGGCACGGTGATAGTAGAGTAGGGGGTGCCCTCTGTGCGGTTCGTCGTCAGTGTGATGTCGGTCTGGTAGCCATCCTTCGGAGCCAGCACGAAGTAGCTGAGCACTGTCCCCGTAGTTCCTCGCAGGTTTGCCACATCCACTACTCGCTGATTATTCACAGCCTCTATAACGTCCATTGTTGTCCATGACAGAGTGCGGTGTTCCTGGAAGTCGAGCGCAATGGTGGTGCAATCATCAGGGAGCACATCCGTACTGTTCACCACCAGCTTCGCCACCAGTCGGTCCAGGGTAATGCTCACCGTTGCAGCCGTACCGATGCCCACGCTCACCTCCTTCTCTGCTCCGAATGTGTCCGAGGTCTTTGTAGATGTCAGCATCACGGGTTGTGTCGCCGTGACAGGCGTGAGGATATTCGGCTCCACCGTCCATGTCGTTTTTTGCGCATCCCATAACGTAGGTTCCTGACTACGTGTAGCTACCACCTTCAGCACATGCTCACCATAGTCGAGCGTGAGGTCAGGCTCGGCGAAGTCCGCTGCCGTGCTCGTCTGGTGCAGCACCTGCAGCAGCTTGCCTGTTGTCTTGTCATAGTCGAGGATATAAAGATCCGTCAACGCCTTGCCGTTGGCAGACAGCGCAGCACGTGTCATTGGTGCCCGCATCGGAGACACACTCACGCCCATCCCACACACCAGTCGCACATGCGCCTTGCCAGGCTTCACGTCCTCCACTAAGCTCTCGTTGTCACTACTGCATGAAACAACCGTCATGCCTACGGCTGCAATGGCAGCCATCATCATCAATTTAGTTTTCATAATCTTTAAGTTTTAAGTTAGTGAATATTATTCTTGTCAACAGATTTCACTGATTTCACGGATTTAATTTTCTGTGTAATTCGTGTAATCTGTTGACGGTTTAATATTTTGTTTGTCAACGGATAGCACAAATAATACGGATATTAAATATTCGTGTTCTTCGTATTCTCCGTTGGTAATATATAATCATCCGATGTTTTTAGCCTTCTTCTGCAATCAAATCATCAAGATACTCGTCTGCGTCCGGCCACAACTCATAAGTGTTAGTATTGGGGCGAGGAGACTTCTGATATTCTTCATCAGAGATATATCCCTGCTGCTTCAATTCTTCAATACGCTTTTGAGATTCTTCCTCTGTGAAAAACTCGTTGCCTGTCACGTCATTCTCTTCACGGTCGTTTACGATATAATGACCATGACCATAAAAAATAGTATAGATAATGGAGTGTGCTCCATATTGTTTTGTTTCCTTGTATGTCATAACGTTATGTTTTAATTAGTTAATTATTTTTTTTGCCAACGGATAGCACGGATTTTTCAAATATTTTTGTTTCTGTCACCATCTTTTTATTGTCATCGAATGACACAAATGAAACAAACTTCCATCTGGCTAAATCTGGTTAATCTAGTGATAATAATTAATTCGTATCATTCGTGTCATTCGATGATTATTATTACTTTTCGTAGGCTCCACCCAGCATCGGCATGAAGAGCACCGCTGCACCAGCAAACGCCAACATCACTACACCTGTTGACACGGCCATCAGCACCGCCATTGCACCAGCCAACACTGTCTTTACTCCAATACCCTTGCTTTCCCTTTCCGTGTTGTCTTCGCAGTCCTCTCGCAGTGTCGGCTCGCCTACCTGCGGATAGTTACGCTTGCGCTTCGGTTTAGGTTGGGATATAGGCTCCGGCTCTGCTTCTGGCTCCTTGCCCTGATTAATATCCTGCTCTATAACATGAGGCTCCTCCTCAATAGCAGGCTTCTCTTCAATGATAGGTTCCTTCTCTGTGATAGGTTTTTCTTCAATGATAGGCTCCTCTACTTTGCCATCCACGCATACGATAACATCGCCGTGCAAGCTGACCTCTATCTTGCAGCCAGGTACAAGAGCTTTCTGGTTGAAGGTCTTCTCACTGCCGCAGTTGGCATGGACAAAACGGTGGCCGTTCATTTCCACTTCGTCGAAGTCGGCAACATACGTCACCTTGCCAGTCTTTTCGCCTATCGTGGTATGATGTCCGCGATATGTGGTTACTGCCTTGAATACGGGGCGAAACTTGAAAGCGCAGTTATACTTGGCATCATGATCTGTTTGTCCGATGCGGTCGTAATAGTCGTAGTTGTCAAACTTAAACACGAGTCCGTCGGTAGGGTAGGGCAACGACTCTCGCTCCACCTCGGCAGAACATACGATGTTCTCGATGTCCTGCTCCAGTTCTGCATCCGTCTTCTCAAGATTGAGAGCTGACACAAAGCCCGAAGTCTTGAATCCGATATGTTCCAAAACTTGCATAGCCGGCATGTGCGTTGTCACGCCATCCATAATGAGACGGAAGGGATGAAACTCCAGACGTTTGCACTCGTCCTTAACAGCCACCTTCTTCGCCATGATGCCGTTACTTGTAGAACGGGGCGATTTGCCAGCTTTGCCATAACGGGCAAACTCCTCAAACGAAATAATCACCTCGCCTCTCACCTCCACACGGTCGTACTGGCTCCACGCTGACACCTCGGATGGCACACCCTGCACATGCTTGATATGTTCCAGGCAGTCGTTGCCAAACAACTCCTTGCCGTGCCCGTAGGTGGCTTCTGCCAACACTCCCTGGCGATACACTAAGCTCACGGTCTCACCGTCAAACTTCCACTCTACAGCTACCATCGTGCCAAAGCTGCTGATATTAGCGGCTTTCTGCTGTGCTCTCAGGTATTTCACCACCGCCTTGGCATCATGTAGCTTCTTCATCGACAAACATGCCGTGCGACGTGCAACGGTGCGCTTGCCGTTGCCGTTCTCGCTATAGCACTGCTGAGTAGGTGAGTCGGGCAATACCTCGTCCGCATGCTGTTCTTCGTACTCCTGCAAGGCAAAATACATAGCATCATATTCCTCGTCGCTGATTGTTGGGGCGTTGAGTGTGAAGTAACGGTAGTCATGCAGTTTAGCTTCGTTTACTACAGCGGTGTATTGGTTGTAATTAGTGATTGGTATCATAACGTATAATGAAGTATAAATGTTTGTTTGATGTTTTATTTTTTTTGAATACGAATCATCATGAATCAACCACGAAATTTCCGTGAATTATTTTAGGCCATAAGCCTTTTTGATGCGGTCTATATCCTCCTCGGAGTATTCCACACGCTCAGCTTTTATCTCTTGCATTACCTGCTCGATTTTAGGCACTCCGTCAATGCTTACCACATTGCAAGAAAAATACTCATATATAGGGGACTTGTCGTATCGGTTCAACTTAGCCAAAAGAGGGTAATGGGTATCTTTCACTGCGAGAAGAGCGTGATAGCGTTCAAGAGCAATCGCCTTAGCTTTGCTTGTACTATCTGCCTTGACACCCAAGCAACAATATGATGATCCCAATGAATAATAAGCCTGAACATAGTTGAATTGCATTTTTTCGCACATCTCATAACCTACCCCGATACGTGATGTATCTTTAGTGTTGATATTTACATAATACCAACGAACTTCAGCAGGTTCTGGTACTTCCTTGTTGGCTTCGTAGGTTTCTATCCTTCGTGATGGATTCCTGTCAGCGTATTCCTCTGCCAATGCCTTGTCGGTAAATACAGCGTCAATGCCGTAATCGCTATATTCGCCCGATGTTATTACATATACTTTCATATTGCTCTGATTTTAGAAGTGAATTATAACCTAAACAACAAAATCGTTACTTATAATCTCGTGTGTGAAATAATCGTATGCAGGGCTCAAATGATGTTGATTGAACTGATTAAGCAAAGGAAAAAACGAGTCTTTATTTTCCATGATGAACCTAAATCTTTCCTGTGATTTTTTCTTTGCCTCGGTCAGATCGATAGCTTTAACACGGAGATAATAGCATACACCATTGTGGGAACTATCCC